CAACATAGACGAGGTAATAGAAGAGCTAAAGAAAGACCAGTTTATCTACGCATTGTGGAAATCTATAAGTGGGACAGGTTGTCACGGTTTGATTAAGATAGGTGACGGTAGGAATCATCGTAGACACTACAACGCTATTATCAAAAGGTACAAGATACTTGATACTACAGCTCGTAATGAGTCAAGGGTTCTTTACGCTTCATACGACCCTGATATGTACATAAATCCGTACAGCAGCACGTACTATGATGTAGAGGATGACGCTGAACAGGTAAGGCCTGATGGCATATCAATCAGTGGCTCAGCGACTACGGACTACAAGAAGCTAGATATAGCAGCCAGGATGATTAGGCTTGCTCCTGATGGAGAGAAGCATAACATACTACTTAAGGCATCTGTACTTATGGGTGGATACGTATCAGCCGGAAAAGTCGAGAAAGATATAGCTGAAGCTTTACTTTTTCACGAAATTGTAAAGAGAAACATTGACGATTCTGAATCGGCAAAGCAGACTATAAGGGATGGTATCACCTATGGTATGCTTGCACCTATCCATGAAACCGAAAATTACTACAATGAAGCGCTAGAGTATATACAGTACTCGGAGGATGAACTAAACTTCCTTAGCGATGTAGGTGCTGACGAGCTGTATATCAGGCAGTTCCGTCAGGGTCTAATAGAAAGCGGTAAGGGATTTGGGTATGATGAACTTGATAAGTACTTCGTGCTTAAGGAGGCTGAGTTCTACGCTTTTGTGGCTCACTCAAACGTAGGTAAAACGACTACTATCCTATGGTTCCTGCTTGTATCTGCTGTCAATCATGGATGGAACTGGATGATTTATACTGGCGAGAACAACCCATCTTCTGTCAAGATGAAGCTAATTGAATACCTTACAGGCAGAAAAATTAAAGAGGTTCCTGAGCATTGGCTGAAGTATGCTATCTCATTCATTAATGACCATTTCTATATCGTAACGAATGATAAAACGTACGAATACAAGGAGTTACTAGGTTTTGCTGAAGCGTTACTTCATAGGAAGTCTTTGAAAGGGGTGTTTATAGACCCGTATAACTCTCTGAAAGCCAATGTAACTATGGCAAAGACTAAGTATCAGTACGACTACGAGGCATACAGCGATATGCTAGCTTTCACAAGCAGGACGAAAGTTACTTTGTTTCTAAGTGCTCACACTAATACCGAATCACAGCGTATGCTTGATAATGATGGCAACCAGAAGATGCCTCATGCTACAATGGTAGAGGGTGGTGTTGCGCTGTATAACAAAGTACACAACTTCGTTGTTTTCCACCGTAAAATTAAGGACAATACAAGATGGATGTTTACTGAGGTTAGCGTAGACAAGGTAAGGAACAAGGATACTGGCGGTCAACCTACGCCAAAAGGAGAACCTATATTACTTAAAATGCAGGGTGCTGTTGAATTTGTGGATGAGGCTGGATGCCTGCCATTTAACAGAGACTTTCTGCCTAAATACGATTACTAAATATGACTAAGAAGGAGTTTCTAAAAGAGCTGAAAGACTACTTTAATGAGTACGAGTGGAAGAGTTATGATGAGAAACGGATAATGCTTCTTCTTACCAAGTTTGAACAGTCTGTTAAGCCAGTAACTATTGTAAAGGAAGTGGTAATAAATAAGCAGGTTAGAGTTGAGGCATATACAGCTGAAGATATACAATCCCATGCGGAGAATATATGCAATAAACACCGCATTACACTGGAGCAGCTCAAAGCAAATAGCCCCAAATCTTTCTATAGTAAAGGAGAAAGAAGGAGTAGCGAATACATAGAGGCAAGAAGAGATTTTTGCTTGACCGTGTTCGATAAGTATCCATCTATGAATAAGTCTGTTATTAAAAGATTCTTAGGTTATAAATGTCACTCATCTATTTTTCACTTTTTAAACATCAAAAACAATGGAAGAAAAAATTAAGGAAATTATTGCCAAACATTCAAAGATTAGTATTACATTTGGTAGTCCAAGGTACATTGCCATAGACGTAGTTAAGCTAGATGAAATTGCAAAAGAAATAGCTTTCTTTATTGACAACCATCTATGCGATGCTTACGTTACTGGTCAGAAAGACGGATACGACTGCGGTAAAATTGATTCAGGTAAAATGTAAAACAGATATATGTACAAATTCGAAAACGAAACTTACAACAAGAAATTACAGGAAGGCATGAAAGAGTACGAGGAGTACCGCCAGATGATGCTACAAGAAGTAGACTACAATAATCCACAATCTCTCATAGACAGGCTTAAGGTGCTTAACTCATACAACGCATGGGCAAGTAGGCTTAAGGCATCATTAGACTTTCTTACAGACAGGGCAGTAGCTATCGAGATGCGCAAGGTGGACCACGATGCTATGCCAGCAAAGAAGTTCGATGCCCTTGTTAGGGATGCAGTAGGACTTGTAACCATCTTCCCAAAGTCATTGGAAGGGATGATTAAAGAGTCTCATTATCAGATAGAGAGTATACGTTCTGTATTGTCATACTTAAAGACAGAGGCTCAATATATAAACCACTAAATAAATTAAAATGAAAGGTATTAAGAAACGGAAAGACCCAAGGCAACGACTAGGCTCATCAACAAAGAAATCGGTAGCTACTATTTCTGTAAGGGTTACAATGGACGAATACAATAAGATTGTTGAGATATGTAAGGATAGAGATGTAACGCTATCTGAATACATAAGAGCAAGTATTATACCTGTATACTCACTAATGATAAGTTCTGTATGACAAAGAGGTTGCCTGACTTTGTAAGACTCGTTCAGGTAATAAAGTCAGATGACGCTATATACAGCGTAAACATAGCAATCTATAAGCCAAACACGGTAGGAGATGAGACTGTAACCAACTGGGAGATAGAAGGATTCTGCAACCATTTGACAGGGTTTATGTACTATCCTGAATCTTCTCCTAAACTTACTAAGCAAATAGAAAGGGCTATCATTAAAAAGAACGTCTTTGATGCAGAGTATTACTACTATAAAATCCTAGCAGAAAATGAATTTTAAAAGCGACTTTGACCTAGACTTATCTACTGGTATAGAAGGTGAGAATAGTGTAAGATGTTTGTTGCTATGCGAGAAGGTAGAGGTGAAGACAGACTTTATGACTAAAAACACTGGCAATATAGCTGTAGAATTTGAGTCAAGAGGTAAGCCTTCCGGCATAGCTGTTACTAAGGCAGACCACTGGGTGTTTTATATTCCAAACAAATGCACCATAATTGTTGAAATTAACCGACTTAAGGAACTATCAAGGCAGTACTACAAGTCAAAAGGTTTTGCTTTGGGAGGAGATAATATGACATCTAAAATTATTCTTATACCATTTAGCGCACTTATTCATGGCTGAAATACTATTATACGCATTGTATCCTGATGTGCCTAGTAAAATGACAGTAGGCAGTAAGTCGTACTACTTGACAAACAATTTGTTTTATGGTGGTGTTCACTGGGCTGTCAGAAAGAAACTTGTGGAGTGGAGTAAACTATATCTTCTCAGCGTGATAAAGCCTAATTTGAAACAGGTTAATCCAAGCAACTATCCGTTGAGCATAGAAATAGTTTACCACTCTGCAAAGCATACATTTGACCTAGACAACAAGGCAGGGTACTGGCTAAAGGTACTGTTAGATTTGATAAAGGGTAATGGGATAGTGCCGGATGACAACGTCAAGTTCATAGCCAAGATAACGTCAAGCTACAAAAGGTTAGCACCGAAGTCGGATGATATACTTGAGGTGTATATCTATAATTATACGCAATCGGGTATAAAGTAATTATACCGGAAGGTATTATACCCAAAAGGATATAAAGTAAAATAATGCAATAAGTACCGATAACCGCTACTTTATGCAAAAAAAGACACTTAACTTCGGAATAAATCCGAACAAAGAAGCAAAAAACTACAAGGCTGAGTTTCCTTGCCTAATCGGTGGGTTTTAAAAGCCTTATTTTTATCGGTTAAATAATTAAAATATGGAAGAAGTAATATACTTTATACTTGGTTTTCTTTTTGGGAAATAGATAATAACATTTAAAAAAATAAGTTATGCAAACATCAGTAGAATTATTAGAAAAAAATCTTACTCCAGTAAATTGGATAGTAAAACAATACGAAGAGAAATTCGGTAAACACATCTCTAGAATGATGCAAGAAGAAATATTAGAAGCTAATATGATGGAAGGAAGGGAGATGGTTAAATATTTATATACGCCTGTTTTATTAAAAGTATATGACCCAATAGACCCAAATTCAACTATTAAGAGCCATATAATTGACGCGTATAACGCAGGACATGAAGACGCTAACTGTAATCATATCAACGATGCAGAACAATATTATAACCAAAAATATAGACAAAATATGTAATAAATGTCTAAATGAGTCGGTTACAAATTGTAACCAGTTGACTACAAAATGAAGTCAGCTGTTTAAATACTTCATAAAGAAACTGAACTTAGTAAGCCTGTCAGCAAGACCATTAGTGCCTCCGTTAACCCTCTTAGTAACAGCTAAAACACTAGCGTTGTCGTCTTTATCGCACAAGCTCCACAACCTATTCTTATCGAAGAACCACATAGCACTATCCATAGGATATTTGGTAGCTACTAGGTCTGGTGAAATTACGCAATCTTCTTTTACGTAGTCGCTAAAAGATTTATAGTTAGCCTTTCCGGTGAGTTGTAAGTACCCTCTTCCCCTGTACCTATATCCGTCTCCAGAAGCTTCGTTCCCATTTCCAATACGATTGGCGTATGCTCTATTAGCTATAGCTTCAGGATTCAAAGCATATCGTCTAGCCTCTTCAATAGTCTTGAAGTGCCTAGGAAATATAACTAATAACCTACTGGCTGTATATCTTAGATTTTCAACTACTAATTTAAAATTGCCAGACTCATGTGCTACCTGAGAAAGGAAGTGAGCTAGCCTAGTATTGTTAGTTACGCTTTTTGTCCTAGATAATGAATCCACTAATCTGTCATAAGCAACAGGTGGAATCTTGTTTTTTAACTTATCTATTCCTAATGACATATTACTCATCGTTATTTTCTATGTTAAACTCGTATGTTTTAATGTACTTCTGAATCTTCTTCTGAGCAGCGTGTATAATCCTATAAGCATTTTTTTTAACTACATTCATCTCTGGTAACTCATCATCATACGTTCTGTATTCAGAATCAGCTATATCAGCAATGGTAGATAATACAATTAACTGATTGTCTATGATATTCAATAATTCATTATCACCATACTCTATCGGAGATATAACTTCTTTTTCGTCTATCATATACTATTATTTTGGGTTGCTCGAAAGGATATGCCTCCGCTGCTTTATTGCAATATCGGAAATTCTTTTCCTTCCTGTAGCACCACAATTTCCACACCTGAACTGACTATAAGCATTTACAGTAGTGTAGTACTTCTTGCCCTGCTCTATAAGGTCTTTGCTACCACAAGTAGGACATCTGTATGTGTGTTCATCCAAAATAAATAGTGACGTATTTGGGTGGGGTTTAATCCAAGGTCTCAGCCTAAGATATGTCTCCTCAAGTATTCTGACATCGTTAACATTGTAGTCAAGCATATTCTTAAGTGATTCACTATCACCAATATAGCACTTGCTCCATAGGTCGAATCCTTCGTGCTTAGACTTCCTAGGCAACCCCAGCATCCGATTAACGAACTCCAGTTTATTTGACGTAAATGCAAAGTTCCTCTTAATATGTTTAAGGGTATCCACTGATTGATAAGGTAATGGCGGTTCCATTCCTGCTAGTAAAAACCTAGTATTCAGCTTAGGTATATCGAACTTATCACCGTTGTGAGCGACAACAATGTCGGCCTCATTCAACAGCTCCCATATCCCTTTAAGTATTCTTTTATCATCTTGCCTTATAGCTTCCTTAGATGTAAGGCATCCTGAGTAAACCTTATCCTCAAACAGCCACTTAGCTGCCCAAGTGAAGATAAACCAATCGCTTTCTATCTGGTCTATAGATATATTCTGATTCCATATACCCCATACCTTAGCCCTTATAGGAGCTGTTTCAATATCAAATATTAATATCTTAGCCCCTGTCTCTATTACCTCTTTAAACGGCTTGTAATTGGTTGTGTCGTAGTTTTTCTCCTTGAATAATGACTTGTCTCTTGAAGAACTCCTATGGATATTTCCACTATGGCCTCTTATCCTCCTAATTAAAGACCTTATATTTTCGATTGATTTAAAGACAGACTTATTTTCATCATAAATCCTCTTTGCTAACGTGTAGTCCTTAGACTCTATGTTTTGTTTGCAATAGTCTATAACTAGTTCAGACCTTTGTTTTGCTGTCATTGGATTAGGTTGTCTATTTCGACTCCATTATCTTTTGCTGTTTCCCATAAAAAATCCCATATATCATCTATTGTGGCATTTTCGCCATATTTAGATAAACATCTTTTCTTTCCATTCATTAGCACCTCAAATATGAAACAAGCCATATTCAAGCTAGCATTTGCCCTTGCATAATCCAACTTATCATCAGGATTACTTAGGTCGTACTTTATTAACGCAACTGCCATAAGTACCCAAATATAACAACTATAAGTAGATAAACAAATTTTAGTACAAAGAATGTGTCTTTACGCACAAACATCCTATCAATAATGCTGTTTGTTGTATTTGATACGTAATCAAAATCTAAACCCCTGAGTAGATTAAGTGTAACATCATACATCATTCCCCTCCAGCCTACATAGTATAACATATAGCAAAGGACATCTCCAGGCATTATATCATCGTAGTAGCTAACAGATAAAGCTAAACACACTACAAATAATACCACTCCGATTGTAATTGTCCATAGCTTATTGATATTATCTACATCACCGTAGCTAAAACGGATACGGATAGACTCAATAACTGCACAGATAATAGCTGCAAATACAGGTAGTATTAGTGTAAGCATATTTATAGTTTTTTGTACAATTTACTTGACAAACCAAACGTCATGATGGTCCGGCCAAAGCATAGCCCAAAAGAATATACTACCCAATATAATCCAAGTAATTCCGAAATAGAAATGAGCAGTTTTCCAAAAAGAAACATTATCATCAGATTCAGCCCACTCGTAAAATCCATCAGGCATACCTTCTACCTGTTTCTTATATATACTTCCACTCTTTGAAGCCCTGTATCCAAAATAAAATATAACGATTGGCGGTAGATAACAGAAAGCCAATGCGATAAACATATCAAAACTTTCAGAAAGCGGAGCTAATGTCAAAAACATATTTTTAGAATTTAATTACTAATCTTCTTATTACCGCTAAGATAGGCTTTCTAAACAATAATATCAATAGTAGTATAATCCACCAATACAATTTATTTCTTTGCGACTTATACTTATCAGCCTTGTCTTTTTGTTCTGTATATTTAGATGAGTACGAGTCTTTTTCCTTCGATATTTTGTTGATATACAACACTTTATCGTTCATAATATTGTTTAAGCTGTCAAGCTTTACTTGACACTTGGATGTACTCTCCTGCGTTTTAGTAATGTATTTGTACTTAATAATAGGAACTTTCTTCTCTTGAAATACAGTTACAATCTCCCTCTTCGTTGAATCGTCCACCTTGTCACCAACCAGCGAGTCAATAATGCTATACAAGTAGCCAAATTCCATTTCATAAGCTCTGAGTAATGCGGTATCTATTACAGTTACAGTATCAATAGTTTCCTTTATTGGAAACCTTGCAGCGCATTCTTTTGCGGCTGCTTCAGGTAATTTATTCATTACCTTATTAAGCTTTTTAGGAGTGTAGCAACTAAATAACGTAATCCCAAAAAACGCAAAAATGATGTATATTTTCGACATATAACCCGTTATTGTTGTTTATTGTTGTATATTTCCAACTATGTAAATATTGCAAGTACCATTCCAATGCTGCCCCCGGCAATGGTATAAATAAAATCAAATATATCAAACTTTCCGTAATCGTACCAGTCTTTCAGCTCTTTAAATGTTGCAGCAAATACAACAGTTCCCACTACCCACATCCAATGCGCGTGAATTGCCTCGAAAAATATCAGAGAAATAAAGCTAATAAAACATCCAGCACCTAAGTGCATTTTACGGTCAATTCTCATCTTTTGTATTTTTTTCTGGCTTAGTAGCTCCGAAGTAATAACCTACCACACCTGCAAGTGCGCCTCCGAAAATAAACCCTGCAACGATGTTTACGATGTCGTGGTTCTCAGCAGGGATGGGCTTAATCTGTAAAAGATACATTAAACCAAAACAGCCAACTACAATAACTATCGCAAGGCTGTTACGTATATCTGCTTTCGTTAGCCTTTTTAACCATTCCGGCATATTACTTCTTTTTAAATATTTTATTAATGAACTCTACAACTTGCTTCCTGTGTGCGATGATTACGCTTAATGAAGCTAAGCAACTGAGTATTACTGGTACTGCATTACTTGTAACTGCTGCGAGTATGCTTCCAAACCAAAGTGCTATTAATTCAATTTTTGTCATGCCATTTATGATATAATAGTGTTTTATGTATGACACAAAGTAATTAAAAATAAGTGTAATCTGTTAGTCAATAGATTCAACACTTTTGGTTTTTTCTAGTTTAATTAATTCCCTATTACTCAAGCAGAGTTTTGACGGGCTCTTAACATTCCTATTCCACCACCTGTAACCAAATAAAGACACCGCCCAGTACCTAAATAATAGCTGCCTCATATTAACACCTGTGGCCATCATCCACTTAACATACTCAATCTCAACCCACTTCTTATCATGTACTGTTAAGTAATACAATGCGTCATGAACTAAGGCACTTGCTGCGTACAGTCCACTCTTTGGGAAGAAAGGCTGTAGTATCCACGGTATAGTGCTCTCGTCCCACGTAAATCCTTTATCTATTGTTAGTGTTTGACCATTGCTTAATTGAAAAGATACTTTAGTGGACAGCATTCTCAACCTGCCAGACTTACTGTATAAAGGAGTGTCTGAGTACAACTCTCCCTTTTTGTATAGGTCTAGTATGTTATAGAAGGTTATCATTTCTTATAAGCCTCCATAAGCTCCCCAAGAATCATAGGAGTGCAAAGGTTTTGCATCCTTACAGCTACAGGCACAGTGCTTGAGGATAGTTCTGTTAGGAATAGGGATGTTGTGAATAGGGCTGTTCCTGTTGTTCCGTTATCGTAAACCACACCGTTTCTCACGTTTGCTGCTGTTGGCATAACGACTGTGCCGACAAGACTATTCCCTGCTCCGTATGTTGTTCCGCTTCTTACATTGTTTGCAGCAGGAGTGTTAGGCACTGTGTCCTCTGAATAGAGTGTCCTTGCCACACCACCACTTGTAAAGAAGTCAGCCTGTGTTGTGTTGTTTGCATCAAGCCAAACGATAGGAGCATAGATAGCCATCTTACCGTTGTTGTTCACCATGTTGCCATTTAGATACACTTGACCGTTTGCGTTTGTCATGCTTATACCTACTGCTGTAGCAGATGCTGTTACAGTACCTGTTACAGATATTTGATTGGCTGTTGTAGAAGAAATAGCTTCTACAGTTCCTCCTGTTACGTTTCCTGTGATGTTGTTTACAGGAGCTGAAGAGCCTATTGCAGCAGATGCTGTTCCTCCTAAAATAGTCCCATTAACAGTTAAAGATGTTCCTGAAAATAGAACACCTTGATTGCTTATTGCTACCTGACCACCTGTTACATTCCCTGTAATAGTAAGTGTTCCTGCTGATTGGTTTACTCCTCTATGAACGCCACCTCCACCTATACCTCCTGTAACATTGCCTATTATTACAGTGTTGCCATTTGTAGACAGAAGTGCATTAGAGCCACTACTTGCCCCACCATTAGCACCATTCATATTTCCTGTAATTGTTATTAAACCAGCTGATGTTTTATTTATACAAGTAGTATTTGATAAGCCTCCATTAAAATTAGTACCAGATATATTTAAGTTACAGTTACCACTATACAAAATCAATACATCATTTCCAGCAGCTCTTGGAGCAACATTCCCTCCCAAACTAATCGTAACAGTTCCTGTTGTTGCTGTCACCTGAACCATGTTTGTAGCACCTGGTACTAATGGAGATGATGAAGTAACAGTTCCTGTAACACCTGCTGTATTAAAGTTAAAGCTACCTCCTATCGTACCACCACTCCTCTGTGTTGTTCTTAAAGTAGCCACATCGAAACTCTCATCCACATTCAATGTTCTACCATCTGCATATACATCATCTCCTGCAACAGGCTTTGTTCCACCGTTCCAGTTGGCTGCATTACTCCAGTTCCCATTTGCTAAAGGCCATTTATCAGGCATTACGAGTTATTATATTGTGAGATAATATTTCCTGCTGTTGTATCTGTCAAGGTGTTCTTCAGTCTTACAGCTAAGTCATTAGAGCTTGCATTAATGCCACTTATGATGTCAGCACTTGTCAGCTCTCCTGTTCCCACTGTGTTGTCTGTAGGCACATCCTTTCTTGTGTTAGCAGCACTTACTGTCACCATTGTTCCTGTTAAAGATAGAGCAGGCCCAAATGTCACACCGTTTCTTACGTTTGTTGTAGCAGGAAGATTAGGAGTGCTATCTGCTGAATAAAGGAACTTGTAATTACCACCTCCTGTATCCATTCTCCACAGAGTTGTTGCTGTATTAGAGATGAATACGTTAGGACACCAGATTGCACTTCTTCCAAGCGTGTTGTACATATTTCCTGTAAGGTTCACCACTTGTGTTCCTGTACCTGTTAATACTATTCCTGCTTGTGTTGCAGAAGAATATACGTCCCCTGTTACTGTAACTGTTAAAGAACTATTTGTAAAATTACCAATTCCAGGAAAAACACTTCCACCAAATACATTTCCAATTATATTACAACTTCCAGATATTTGAATACCATAACCTATAAATCCTCTTACATCCCCAGTTACATTTATGCCTGACGTATTTGAAAAAATACCATGCCCATTTGAACCACCTCCACCTGTAACATTACCATTAACAGTTCCTAATGTACCACCAAAGTTAATACCATAAGCAGTTGAACCACTACCACCTCTCACATCCCCATTAATAGTGAATTGTGATGCTGCTCCTGTTAGGGATATGCCATGAATAGATGCGTTTGGTCCACCTGTAACATTTCCTGTTACTGTTATGTTTCCTGCTGATTGATTTATGCCAAAACCTGCTGCACCACCAAATACACTTCCTATTACAACTGTGTTTCCTGCTGTTGAGTTTAAACCATTAGAAGAAGCTCCTCCACCTCCAACTAAATCCCCTGTTATTGTAGCAGTTCCTGTTGATGATTTATTTATACAAAAAGCATTAGTATTGCCACCACCAGTAAATCTTACACCATTTAAAGTAAAGTTGCAATTACCTGTGTAGTTGAATATCTGAGTAGAAGAACCGCCTAGCCCTGCCACAGCACTCCCCAAACTCAATGTAACTGTTCCTGTTGTAGCAGTGACAGTAATAAGGTTTGTAGCACCTGCACTTAATGAAGCTGATGTACTCGTAGCACTAACAGTAACACCTGCTGTGTTGAAATTGAATGAGCCTCCTGATGCTATTGCTGCTGTGTATTGTTCAAATGTTTCTAATTCAGTTATTATTACAACTGTTCCACTTGCAATAGAAGAAACATTTAATCTATAATATTGATAAGCGGTCGTATTTCCAATATTTGGTGAATTATATGAACCGTTTGTTGGAACTGCCGTACTTATTACTGTATGTAATACAGTCCAATTTACGTTATCGCTACTTCCTTCAAACGTCCAATTGTTAGGATTACCACCACTCGAATGACCCCATATATTATATTGAACTATTACTTTTGGTGAGCCGTAATTTACGGATAACCAAGCAGAAGATGCAGCAGCTTGAAATTGATTTGTATTATTAACATAGTTTCTATTAAATGCAAGATATGGTTGCCAGCTTGTATTACCTATTGAACTTGCATTGATAACAAATGGACTTGGAGCATTATTAGCAGTCATTAGTGGTGTAGCAATATCCCTTGCCCTTGCAGTATTATTTAAACTATTTACAGTAGCATTTGTGTCCATATTAACGGTAAAACCGTTGGTGAACACATCATCTCCTGTTGTAGGAATACCAAGCAAAGTTCCGTCATTCCACACACTCGTAGAAGAAAAATTACCACCCCCAGAAATAAGCCATCTAACTGCCATACGTTAATTTATTTAAGAATAGACGTGCCCAGCAAACCCAGTCCATGTCACCCCACCAGCAGGCTGTGCTGTTGCTGTTGCACTAACACTCCCATCTGCTGCTATTGTTAATCTTATAATAGTCCACACATTTGCACTTTCACTACTTCCTGACAAAGCTGTTCCACAATAAAGGAATGAGCCACTTTGAGCAAACCTTCTTATTGTATTGTATGGATTGTAAGCATCCCAAGCATAACCATTCCACTTCCAAGAGATGCCTCCTGAAGTGTATACCTGATTAAGCGTTGGTGAAGATGGGAAGTCTAATGCCATTAAATATCTATTGAATAAGCGTTAACAAATATGTCATCCACCTCTTGATTAGTTAGACTTAATACAGCTTGTATCATTGCCACTGTTGGACTATTTCTTTCAATGTTGTTAGAATAATCCCAAGCATATTGAGCCTTAATCTTAAATTCCTGCTCCTCTTGTGTGCTGTCAGGAAGTGCATTTATAGCAGCTGTTACGTTTGCCTCAAGGTTCTGAATAGCAAGCTGCGCTCTTAACTGCCACCTTGTAACTCTTACAGGAACACCGTTCACCACATCCTGTACAAGCGGATGAACAAGTTTACCCTTAGCATAGTTGTCTATTCCTAAAGAAAGAAGGATGTTAAGGATGTACACTCTTTCATCTTCAGACAGAGTTGTTTCTGATGTATCAGCAAGCTCTTCAGCTACTCTTGATTCTAAAAGAGGCTTATCAGAGGACACTCTTGTATAAAGAATATCGCTGATGTATTTAGCTGCCTTATCGCTTATCAGGTAAGGACTGCCATCCTTTTCAATGTTAAAGTCAAAATTGTATGTCATAATGTTTGTATTAAATTAAAAAGAAAAAATTACCTACTATCTCTTTTGTTCCAGAGGCAGTCCAAGTTGTTGAAATATTTATATTTGTCTGAGATGTTGGTCTTCTTGTTAAAAATATATTTGTATTTGCTTGTGTTGCAACATATCCGCCAATAGTTGAAGCTCCATTATCATTTGTAAATGAAATAGGTGCTGATGTTCCTGCTGTTGGTGTAAAAGGCAAAGTAAAAGTTGCTGTCGTAGAATTAGAAGTACCTGAAAGGATAATGCTTACAAAAACAATATTACCTAATTGTTTATATAAAATTCTTTTTGTTGTAAAACTACTCCAACCAACAATAGTAGACTGCTCCGAGAAGTCTATCCACGGAGTGTTAATCTGATTCGGTAAGTCACCACCATATAAGCCATTTGCTGTTCCATTCATAATCTATATCAATTAAGGAGCTAAGTAATCTAATCCTGAAGCCTGAATAAAGCAAGAAGTACCTCCTGAAAGGTTTGCTAAAGTTGTTGCTCTAAGTACATCACCACCTAAAAGAGGGATGTATTGCCTTCCTGTATTGTCCAAAGGAAGACCTGGAATGTTCGTACCATTCAGAAAATCCACAGCAAACCTTGCAGCGTTCGTGTTACCACTTGAAACAGGTACGTTCACAAGTCCCAAAGGAATAACAGTACTACCACCTCTTAAAATGTAAACAAATACGTTAATAGTAACAGTATCATTTGTTGTGGCTGTAAGGCTTATTACCCTTGTACCATACGTTCCTGCTGTCTCAATAGTAGTTCCGTTTGTATTGCTTCCTAAAGTACCAATCGTTGTACCTGTAAGCACCGCAACACCACCATTGGGCTGATTGGCAACTCTTACTAAACTTCCTGCTGGTAAACTCATAATATTAAAAATTAAATAGTATTCTTTGATTTGTCATTATTGCATAATCCACATCATCAGCAAAGTTATCCAGACTTGTCTTTACAAGGTTATTTGTAGGATACTTTGTAGACGATGTATCTAAAGTTGAATTCTCTTTGTTCGCCACATTTTCAGGAGTGAAACCGATTTCAGTAAGCACAGTAGTTGCGCTGATAACCGAACCGTTCCCCTTCAGTAATCCTGTGAAAGTTGTAGCTGTTGAGCCATTGACAGTATTGGTACCGTTTGCGCCTTGAGGACCTTGCGGACCTAAAGGCAATGTTTCCTGTACCCATTGATAAGTGTTGCCATCATTAAAATAAGTGTACTGAATACCGCTATCTGTATGAAACCACAAAGCCCCGGAAGGGATTGAGCTTGTACCTGTTCCTGTAGGAGTTGTATTCTGTATAAAGTCAATAGCCACACCATTGTCACCTTTGTCACCCTTGTCTCCTTTGACACCTTGAATACCCTGTATGCCCTGTATCCCTTGGATACCTTGTATCCCCTGAATGCCTTGAGGACCTTGAGCACCAACAAGAGAATCTAAAAAGTCCTGCTCAGTACCTGTATTCCCATCATCCAACCATATCTCATAAGCACTCTTACCATCAACACCTATAACACCATCTTCACCTGGAGGCCCTTGAATACCCTGAGAAGCTGTAATAGAAACACTTGTAGGTTCATTGCTAGATACGACAACATTCATACGAACCTTAGAACCTCCTGATATGATTACTTCAGCAGGCTCTTTTGAGCTTACTTCTACAAGGGGTTGCTGTCCTATTATTTCTACTGATGCCATTAAGGGATAGTTATATCTTTTTGAACTTTAAATTTTCCTCCTATTAATGTTTTTATCAATCCATTTGAAAAAGTACATTGAAGGTCGTAGAAATACGTTCCAGTAGCTAATGATGTAACGTAGTTAAAAGTAACGATATTTGATGCGACGGTAAATTCTGCTCCATCTTGAAGCGTAACCATTAGCGAATCAGAATCGTTTCTTATATCCATAACTAGAGTAGCGCCTACGAAGTTAAGAGGCTTGCCTTCCGAATCCTTAAAACTTACAACAGCATCAAAAGTATCTCCTTTCAGTACCGTAAAGTTCACGTCTGCCTTTATTACGTTTGAAACCTCTGTCGGTTTACTGCTTGTTGTATCGTTACAATTTGCCATATTATTTAAGTACTTTAATTTTAAATGTTCCACTTGCTGGGTCAGAACTGCCACTACTAGCGTAGTTATTAAACCTTACTGTTACCGTGTTAGTAGCACTTACCCATGCTATAAAAGACCCATTTGCTACTATAGACGCGTTAGGTATTCCTAATGCAACTACGTCTCCTTCGGCAGCTCCTGTAAGCGTAAATGTAAGGTCTGCTGAGTTTCCGTGTCCTGTATTTGGAAAGTCAAGAGTAGCAGAACCTGATAGCCAGTAATCTCCAATATCTACAACTCCGTTGAAACCTGCACTATAAGTTACTCCATTTGCTTTAACTCTTTGTGCTAAAGTTCCAGATGAATCAGGAAAGCTAATTTGACTATATTGGTCACGGATATTATTAAATCTAATTTCTTTTGATAAAGATGTAGGCGTAAAATATTTATCAAATCCTAATTCATTAATTTTTAATCTTGAGCTATCAAATGTATTGCGAAAAATAATTTGTCCACTTGTATTTTCAGCTCCTGCAAAATCAAAGCTGGTTATAGATACTGCTGTTTTACCTAAAGGTGTTTTAATATTTAAGCTATCTGTTGTAGTGTTTCCGGCTGTTGTAACCTGCTCTAAGGTAGGAATCCAACCTGGGAAGGCACCTGTAAATCTTCTTACCTGACCATTGGATGAGTTAATTACCAATAAGTCATTAGCAGAAGTATCGGCTGTTACAGGAGTAGTAGATAATGTAAGTGTATCCCTAACCCTTGCTATCCCATTTACGTCTAACCTAAACCTAGTATTAACAGTATCTCCAATTAGTACATTGTTATTGTTCCTAATGTACATTGAAGGGTTGTTTCTTGTATTCCCAAGGTATATGCCACTACTTGCTGTCCAAAAAGAAGCGCCTAAATAAAGGCTTCCGTAGTTGGCTGATAAAATATCTGTTTCGGTTCCGTTATGCGTGATAGCACCATACCAGTTTGAGTTCCATCCACCATTGCTAGCAGGTCTTAAATCTATCCTTGCTCTGTTGCCTGAGGTGGCTCTAAACTCAATAGGAGCAAAAGGAGTAGAACCATCACCTAAATATCTTCCAAACTTAGCATACAAACTATCAACCACTAAAGAATCCATTTTAGCGCCTCCGTTCACATTAAAGCGATAAGTGCTATCCGATGGAGTAGCACCTAAACTAAAACTTCCGTTAGCAAAGAATCTTGAAGTGTCAGAGCCTGACAATATGCTTAGTCTTCTAGTTGATAAATCAATATTCGTATTCTGATTCAAAGAGCCTCCCAACCTAAATACAGTACTGTCTTTTGTAAGACCATTAGCGGCTGAAAGGTCAGATGTAGTTGCTATTATGTAGTCTCCAGATGGCTTGTTTGGGAATCTCAATGTAACCAATGGGTTAGTAACTCCTAAGTTATCCAAGTAAGAATCGTAAGTCCCATTGTTCAATCCAAGACTTCCGCTTGATTCTAAATATGCAGACCTTCCAGTTGATGTATTTGCAGAAGATATATAGTATTGATTTATTACCGCTTGGCTATTACTAGCCCCCTTTACAATTAAATTAAGCCCTCCATTATCTACAAATCTTGCCGTATCTGCTCCAGACAATACATTTAAGCTTTGACTTGACAGATTAATGTTTGTGTTCTCAATTAGAGAACCTCCTAGCTTAACGTTCTTACCTAAATAACTAAGACCATTGGTAGCTGTAGAAATACCTACGCTATCCTTTATAGCTAATGTACTTGTGTCTATACTGAAGTAGATGCTATCTTTTCCGGGAACTCTGAATAGATTTGTGACACCAGTAGCCGTTGATGGTATAAATCTTGGAACAGTATCAAATGACCTAAAGTATATCGTACTCAATTCTATTTCATCGCCAGCTACCTTAGGTTTAAAAGGAATAACCCTTGCCTGCCCCTTTCTGATAACAGGACCCGTTTTTGTAATAACAATAACATCTATCCTTGACGTACTATCAGCTGCTTTTGGGTCTGCTGTAACAGCGACTGCCGATGGCTGACGATAGTATCCTCCATTAATAAAAGCTCCGTAAGAAGATACAATATGCTGTCTTGCAAACGAATTGTTTTGAGTTACATTACCACCAAATATTAGCTTTGTTAGATAATCCATTCCAACACGCTTCCATCTCTGTCCAGTATACTCCCATAAAGAAGTATCTTTAGGAGGACAATCATTGCCTGCTATACACGTATCAGGCTTAGTTACTAATATTAAATATCCTCTGCCAGGCCACCCTGAACCCGTTAATGGTGAAGAAGGAGTATCTACGTATAATGGAACGCTCATCCAATTACGTATTAAAACACGACTCACATCAATACCCTGAGAGCCGCCTATTGCCATAGGAGGAACTTGAGCAGTAGCAAATACGCAAATAAATACCAATAAGAAAGATAAATAAAACCTCATATCAATAAAATTGTATTACAAAAACATCTCCTGCTATAACAGCATCTCCTATACCTGTAAGAAAGATGGAATCTCCACTCCTGTACCAGTCATAGAAATTGATGCTATTTCTAACAACCCTATATCTAAATTCATTCTCCATTCTAACGTCAGTGAAAGACGTAACCCCTGGAGTTATATCTACGCCACCAACAAGAGTAATGTCGTCAGGAGGAGTACTACCGCTTCCTGGAGTGCTAGGGGATACAGGAACGCCTATGTAGTCTGCATTTAATCCTACATATACATTGCTGCCTGTATTATACATGGGAACTTGCTTCCCGAAATCATACATAGTTATCCTGCTTATAAGTAAAGAAACTACAGCTGCTAAATCTTTAGCAGTTACAGCAGGAGATGTATACATCCAAGAAACAGCCTTTTTAAGACAGTATATTAAAACCTTCTCATCCTCATATGAGCTATCCTCCTCGAAGAATCTCTCATCTGTGGATTTAGTTCCTAGCTTATAGAGCGTTTTATTAGCCCTACTAATCCATAGCTCTATCTCGGTTTGGCTATACTTAGGCATTATAATCCGTCGTTATCGGTGATGAATTTTATTCTGTCAATAGCGTTCTGAGCATTTAATACGTCTGAGTCTACAGCAGCATTATTAGCCGCCTCTATATCCAGCACTATCTTCATGCTATCTTTTAAGTATGCTGTATTATCTAGAAGAGATGGCTCAATGACCATTTTATTTTGACGCTCAAAGAAAGCTACCTTAGAATAGCAAGTTAGCGACACTACTCTACTTGCTGTATAAACACTGCCTACTACAGGAGTTACAGGAGTAATCTCCATGTTTATTTTAAAAGCATAATCCTTATCTATTCCTGTAATAGTAATTACATCTGTAGGATATGTAGCGTATGCGAAGTTAACCGTCTTGTAAAGGGTTCCATCTGCATTGTACAGGTACAGATAACGATTTGTCATCTCTGACTTAGTCTCAGGGGATTCGTAGTTGGTTGTGTCAGTTATTTGAAATGTACTGCAATCTGAACCTTGTGAAGCTGTAAATGACGCTGTAATTGGCATCGTCCTTGTTTTTAACAAAAATAAATAAACCCCGTATAAAAACGGGGCTATTTATGTCAACACTTTATAGACGAATTTATCTTCATCCACCTCTTCCTCCTCCACCACCTCTGCCGCCACCACCGCGTCCGCTTCCACCTCTCCTTCTACCGCCTCTAGAACCTGAGCTTCCTCCGCTACTTCTTTTCTTTTGAGATTTTAAAAACTCTCTGTTTTCGTTTTCTAAGTCTTTAAGTATCGTGTTAGCTATCTTGTTGGCGTCACCTGTAAACATACTTGCAGCCCATCCGTATTTGCCGCCAATCATAACATTTGAAAATATTAAAGCGTAAGCCTTCATTAGTGACGCTACTAAAAGCTCTTTCTTGTCTAGATTTTTGTTATCAGACTCCGTTAGCTCTTTGATTGTTACAAAAGACCTAGCTGTTTTAGCTACCTCTCCAAATCCTCCAATAGACTCAAACAGCTCCTCCCACCCTTGTGTTTGTCTTCCGGCAGCCCAAGATACGTCACGCTTAGTTAACGCATATTCGTAGTCTTTACCTCCATATATTTCCAAAGGCCTTACGTTAAACATATCCCATATTCTATTCTCCTTTTCTTTAATAGCCTTACCCATTTTCTTTCTCTCTTCCTTAGTCATCATCCTCTTCCCTGTAGGCGTTTCAATCTCTCTTTTATCCATTGCTATAATCGCCTCTTTCTTCCAGTACTGGAAAATAACCAGACCTGCTGCCATCCTTAATAAGTAGGTTGTATTAGGGTCTACTACGTTAGCAGTTAATGAGTTTATTAGATTATCCATAACCGCATCTTCTGTCTCTCTGAACTGCAACTTAAATGAAGTAAGCATCCTATTCCACCAGTCTTGATTGTCCATATCCTCCCTTATCTTCTTTTCTTCATCTTCATCCCCAGCAGCATTTCTAGCAGCCATTGCAGCACCTACGAACAATGCACCAAAGAACTTCCTAGACATAGCATAAGCAAATGTTGGGATAAACGACTCCGTTAACGCTTGTGTCATATATCCTGCCCTCTCTTTCGTAGATAGGCCACTTGTGCCGGAAAATGCGAGCTTCATGTAGTTCCTGAATAAAGAGAACTGTACGGCAGGATAGCCTTGCATGAATCCTGTTATAGTGCCTATCCAACTTGTCTTACTTATTGTAAGGATGTTATTAGCCGTTTTCGAAGGCCAGTACGTATTGATAAGATACCTTAAAGGTCTTCCTATGAATGGAAAGAATATATTAGTCCTTAGCGGCTGCCTAGCAAATGAAGGTAGACCAAACTGTCTATCAACAGTAGAATCGGCAGCACTTGACGCTTTCTGAACAGCCTCATAGAACATGGCTCTGTAAGTCCCTCTTTCATCTTCAAAAGCCTTATGGTCGAATACTTCACCAGTAAGTTTTACAAAAGCATTCTCAAACCTTTCCATCCATGCCTGCTTCTTTACAGCCATATCCTGCCAAGACATAATCTTCTGCTCTCTTTGAAGCTCAGCAGGAGTTTTAGTGTAATCGTATAGGAAATTGTCGGAATACATTGAAACCGTGCGATATACAGGAGAACCTGTAATCTCTGCTATCTTAACGTAATCCTCCCATGCAAACTTACCCTGCTCTGTTCTTACAGCAGACTTACTTGGGAATAGTAATCTCCAAGCTTGCAGACTAGGCGCTCTCTTAGCAGACTTATTAGCAGAAGCTAAAGCGGCAGAAGTCTTTATTATGTTAGCAGGATAATCGGATAGTACCTGCCTGATAGTACCGACTAACCAAAGCTTAGCAGCAAACTTTTGAGTAACACCTATTGCTTTAGCAGCAAAGTTGTAACTGTTATTCAAAGACTTGTCTCCATTAAGCAATGAATTATCTAGCCTGTTTTTAATTGTAATAGAAATACCTTCTGCGTATGCGGCTGCGAAGTTATATTCTCTTTTCTTCTCTTCATTTGTTTCCTTAGACGCTAATGTCTTAAGCTCTTCAACCGCTTCTCCAACAGCTTTAATCTGGTCGACATAAGGCTGCATTTCGTTTAGAAGATGAAGTGCTTTAAGGTTATTTAAAAGAACCTTGTTTCCATTAAGGCTTATCTTGCCTTTATCTCCAATACGACTACTTATCTGTCCATCATTAAGCCCTACGTTTTCCGACTGGCTATTCATGTATGAATCATAATCGGTTATGCTGCTTACATCTTGAGATGAAGATAACATTCTAGGGAAGTAGTTCTTAATCAGAGCCTTCATATTACCCCTAACAATCATCGCTGACTCTACCAAATCTTTGTTACCGTTTATAAACTCTCTCCAAGATACAATCGCTTTTTTCTGAGAAGGAGTTAACTTATTTAGTAAATCCTCTTGACTTATTCCTGCAAGGGTTTCTGTTCCGTTATTTGTTAATGCGGCATAAGCTATTGCGTCAAGAAGGTCATCGTACTTGCCAGTAAGCGTGCTAAGTCCACCAAGTTTACCGTACCTATCTGCCATCGTTTTACCCTCTTTTTCCTTTTCAGCCATACCATCTAATATGTTTCTTTTCAGAATCATATCGTCAGCCTGTTGACCTTCTTTAAGGTTTGAGATATGGTCTATTTGATGGGCAATAATAGTTGCCATGCGAGTAGAAATCTCAACGTACATATTTTCGTTTGAGCCTCTCTTAAACATAGCAAACAGCCTTCTCATATTAAGGTCTGAGCCTAATCCATACTGCTCTCTAACTCCTTTAATTGCTTTTTTAACAACGTTTCTATTAGACTGGTCGCCTAATAGCAGCATCGCATCTTGCAAGTTCTGCAACTTAGCCTGCGTTCTGTTTACAGCACCGTCTACCCCTGAAGCCATTGGAGCGAATATATCTCTCTCCAAAAATCCCATATTGAAATCATCATAACCGCTAAACAGCTCTACGTCCATTGATTGAAGCCTTAATAGGTCAAAGTTGTCTGCTATGAGCTGAGCAGAAGGAGTAGTACCTTCTACGTCTGTAAATATTCTTAAGAAGTTTTTTAGCTTGTTAAAAATAAGACCTGTATGACCTGGAGACGCTAAGGTTGTCCTTCTTCTTCTTGCCATATTCATTACGGCATCAATAGTATTAGTTTTTAAGTAATACTTCCTTGCTTTTATATCCTGAACATAAGCATCGTAGTTGTAGTTCCCGTATATTATTATATTGTCTAATGCGTTAATAAGAGCAAGCTTACCATTAGTATCTAAGCTGTCAAGATAATCACCTTGAAGTATAAATGATGAAAACAGCATTGCCTTATGTAAGCTAAGCGGATTTTTAATCTTCATCCGAATATCAGATGATTCTGATATTAATTCAGACGCTAGCAAATCAGCCTTCGTCTTAAGGTCATTAGTTATTTCACGTTCTTTCTGTTCTACAATTTTAGCTATTGTTAATGAGCCAGGTATAGAAGCTATAACATCAGAGTACTTCTGCTCTAGCTTAGCTAACTGCTCAGCAGTAAAAGCCGACAAATCACCCTTACGCTCCTTAACATCTATCATTGCATTATAAAGAGCTGCTATAGATGCGTAATCAGAAGTATCAAGATTTCCTGCCTTAGCAATCATCCTATTCATCTTACCCATGAGGCTGTCAAACTCACTGCTAATCTTAGTATTATTTTCAACCTGAATATCTCCTGCCTTAGACATAGCAAAGTCAAACTGAGAAACATCTCCTGCTAAAATCTTATTTATTGCTGTATTGAACAGAGATATATCTTCAAGAGTAGCATCACTATTTTTCCAATCGGTAGTATTTATACCCAAAAGAGTCATCGCCTTATTGAGCATATCCCCGGTATACTTAGCTTTAGCTGTTTTAGCTTTTAGCTTATCCAAGAGAGCAACAGACTCATCAATAAGTTTCTTTCTATACTCCTTCTCAATGATGTTAGATATAGCGTTAGCCGCTTCCTCAGTTGCTGACATTATATCTTCCCGACTGAAAACATTTGCATCTATCTCGGCAATGATGGCATTTACTTTAGAAGGAGATAGTTTTAATCCCTTACCGTAAGTATCTGACATCTGCTTGAATATCTCTTTTACAGCTTCTATTATAGACTCTGTTCTACTTTTTATATCTTTTTTTGTAGATTTTTCAGTAGCTTTTATAGCTTTTTCCGTAGCTTTTTCTGCATCTTTTATAGCTTTTTCTGTACGCTTCTCTGTAGCTTTTATATCTTTTTCTGCACGCTTCTCTACATCTTTTATAGCACGTATCTTATCAGATATAATCTTACGAACAAATTGAGAAGTAGTCATAATAACAATATCCTCATTCACCAAAGACTTTCTGTTTGTAGCAGGGAAGGCAGCCATTACTGCATCAGCAGCAATAGAGGGAGCAAGAGCCATTGCATTAATCCAAGATACTCCTGCCGGAGCTTTATTGCCAGCAAACAGAGCTTCTATTTCAGCCTTCACTTTTTCAGTAACCTGCGTGATGGCATCGGAAGCTTTAATCTTGCCTTGTGCAAGTCTTAAAGCCTCCTCGTTTGCCATCGTTGCGATTGCCTGAATCTCAGAGAATCTAAATAGCTGATTTAACTTTTCAGTCTTCTTCTGCTCTATAACTCTTTGTCTTTCAGACTCAGATACGTTCAATACTATGCCGGAAAGCCCATCTAATATTTCAGCATAGTTTGATTTGTTAAGGTAATTACCTATAACGAACTCTGTAAGTTTAGTGAACGCTTCTGCCCTAGCTGCTTCTAAATCCATTCCTTTTGCAATAGCTAAGTTGAAACGCTCCTGTGCTACTCTGGTCAATGCGTTTTTAACACTATTGTCCATCTTAGCCATGAATTGTGAAGCAAAATTATTAAAGAAAAGTACTTGGTCTTCTCTTGCTACGTCTTCTGTTTCTTGCAGCAAATTCATTCTTCTTTCGCCAAGAGTCATATTCATCCTCTTTGAAACATTCCTGGCTTCAACTTCTCCAGCTAATTTTGTATATTCTTTAAAATATTCATTTCCACCAATAGAGAATCCTTCTATGTCTTGTATAGCGTGCTGTAATTCGTGAAGCAATGTAGACTTTATAATATTATCTCTTGATGAAAATTCGTCATCAGTAACAAGTGTTTTATTCATCACTATTCCAGAACCATCATAGTACCCATTATCTCCAATCTTTAGCGCTTCTACTTTAAATGGAAGAGATTTTAATTTAGGATATGCTCTGAATAATTCTTTATTATCATATACGTCTCCTATTGTAAGACCTACGGTTGCCTCTTTAATAATAGTAAATAAGTTTCTTTTGTATGTGCCATCTATTATCTCGTATCTCCATTTATTGTCTGCTCCTTTTTCCCATCCCGTAGCTATTCTTATATTTAAGGCATCTTTTCCTAATGCCTCCATATCTTTTGCAACACCAAGATTATTTATAATATTTTTAGATAACTGTGCGTTTTCTCCTATTATCTGAAAACCACTTGCTCTGATAGACTCTCTGGTCAATGGCTGACCAGCAAGCAAGCTGGCATTCACCATATTCAAATAAGCGTCAAGGTCTAAACTACGAAGCTCGCTGCTAGACATATTCATAATGCCTACATACTGAGCCATCTTGCGTAGCAATCTTGTCATCCATCCTCTAAACCCTTTCTTCTGCGATTCTAATACAAGCTGCTCACCTCTATCTCCAATAGCAGTAGCCAACGCCTCCTCCTCAAGCTCCTCTTTGGTTAACCCATTATACAAAGGGTCTCCTTCAAGACGTGTAACGTATTCACTATCACGAATCAGCTCCAACCCTCGGTTGTATATGTTCGGAGATGCCTCCTTAGCCACATTCAACCATAGATGCCCAAACTCATGCAGCGGTGTGTTGTAGTTTGAAAAGTCAGGATTCAGATATACATTTCCATTTAATACTCTACCATACACCACACCACCCTTTGTCATCAACTCTCTTGCAGCAGGGTCTTGTATAGCAGCCTCAAACCCTTTCTTATCCATAAATACCTTTACATTCGGGAAGGCTTGCTTAAGTCTTTCTACGAGTTTAACTACCGCTTTCTTATGCTGCTTAGATGTATTCTGATTCTGTCTTGCTATTACTGTATTAGCTTCCTGCTCTGCCTGACCAACGCTCTGCTCCGCTTGGCGAACCATAGCATCTCTTACAATAGGAAGGTCTGTAGTAAAGTTTGTATCAGCAACGTATTGTTTTACCCTGTCAACGACGGGTTGTCCAAATTGACGTACCGCAGCAGCTTCATTAGTAACTACTTGTGCTGCTATTTCATCCATTAACTGAACCTCCTGCCCAGGCTGCATACCTGATAGATACCTATTTAGGATAGGTGGCTTTTCTGTTACAGCTGTTATTTCTTGGACTGCGGCTTGCGCTTGGCTGACGAAATCGCGATTGCGAGCATCTGCTGCTTGCTGCGCGGTTTGCCCGACGCCCCCTTCTCTTTGCCCGACTTGAGGTTGTCCTTGCTCAGTTCCCGTAGGTTGTAAGAGATTGCGTCGTTGAGCGATTTCTTGCTGGAGCCCTTGGCTGATTTCAGTGGCATATTGTATTGTTTTAGCGTAATTATCTTTTAATGCTACAAGCTTGTTTAATCTATCTGTAATCAATTTAATCTCGGCTAATTCAACAGGAGCAGCAGGTTTCATTGATATAGCATTATCATACCTGTCCTGAGCCATATCAAGCTGCGCTCTCGTATTGTAAATCTCCATAGAAAGAGCCTTCTCAGGATTTTTATTAATCTCTCTTTCCATGCTACCTCTTGCCTTGTTCTTTCTAATAGGAGATGCTACTATGTTAATGAGCCTTTCTGCAAGGGTCGCTTTGTTAACTACTTCAAAACCAGCAACTTGCGAAGGAGCCTGAGCAGGCATCCCCATTTCGGCTTGCACCGAAGCGTCTGCTTGTTGCTCATTTGCTATAGGATTAGCAGCAGTAGTAGCACTTGAAGCAGCTGCTCTTGCATCATTTTCAGCTTCTACCATTCTCGCCTCCATAGCAGGCTTACTACTTGCTACATCTGTAGCAGGCGCTACCTCTTGTGTGGCAGCAGGTGTGGTAGTTCTTGCATCCATTGCGCCTTCTTCATTGATAGCAATGTCAGCTACACCCATGTATTCTTTAATCTTTTGAGCAAGACCTGTATCATCTAAACCAAACTGCTCATTTGCAAACGCTTTATCTTTTAATGCTTTATTTATATTATCCTGAAGTTGCACTATTTCAGCCTGCCCCATTTGAGCAGAAATCTCCCCTCTTTCAACCCTGTCATTCACCTCATTCATCTGCATCATGTTGAACAAGGCGACAGAACGTTGCTGTATACTTAGGTTTGTATTAGCAGACATATTAAACATCTCTGTCTGCAAACGCATTGCTTGCGGAATGAGCTTATTCTTTAAATACTCATACTCCTCTGTGTTTATATCCTGAGATGATATTTGACCGGATTCTACAGCATTTACAAAGTCTATCGACGACTTAAGTCCACTAGGAGAAGATACACCTGCTACAAGAGTAGCTCTATTATCAGACATTCCTTGCTCTTGCAGTCTCGTCTTCATTTTAGCTTCTACTGGCACTTGCCTGTTAAACATAGCAGTAGTAAGCTTAAATATACCTCCCGTAGCCGTCATTGTAAGCAGGTTGTCAAGAGACTCCTTAAGCCCCATCATTGACGGTTGGAATGTAGTGGCAAATACGTTATTAAACAGATTCTGTAATATGTAGTTTGACTTATCGGACACCTGCTCTTCAAAAGATTCAAGCGCTCCGCTTTTAACCACGTTCTTAGATGTATTCCAAACAAGTCTAGCGTACTCCTTAAGAGCCTCCTTCCTTGTTTGTACATTCATAATCTTTTTAAGCAACTCTTTAGTAAGCAACGACTTACCTCCTCTAACTCCTGCTAATCCAGTTTCCGATGTTACTAGTTCAGAACCATACTCGATACCTATACTCAATCCTGTATAAAGCATTTGCTCTATAGGGTCAAGTCCTGCATTAGCAGCTTCTTTCATCTTGTCCCCAGTCATCGTAGCTGTTAAATAAGAAGCACCACCAATAGGACCGCCAGCCACAAACGAAGCTACAAATGCTGCCATTTGAGGAAGAGCTCCACCTATTTGCTTAGATAGGTTATAGATGTAGTTACCAGTATCAGGTGTTTTAATCTCTAAATTGCGCTTCCACTCATTCAGCGATGCAGAAATATATGTTTTTTGCAAATCAAAGTCTAAAGACTGGATATTCCCTACAAGGTTAGCCGTAGACTCAACGCTTCTAAGTATATCCGAAACTCCTTCAAGCATCCCTACTACTAATCCAGTAGCCGGATTCGTCATAGCAAGCAAATTCTTCGGCATCTGATGCCCAATTCTTGCTAACGAAGGAAAGGTATATGATTCATTTCCAGCGGCTTCTTGGTCATATTTCATACCAAGATTTTGAATTATATCTAACGCAGAAGATGATTCAGATGACATTACATCGCTTTCCGTAAAAAGAGTCACCTTGTCGTTAAAGGATTTAATATCTGATTCTAACTTTACTTTATTCTTTCTTTCATATTCTTGTACTTCTTTTGTAGGATATAGACTTTTCGCCGAATTAAACGCATCCGCTACTTCATTTATTTTACCGACAACCGTATTTAGTAATGGAATCCTATTTTGCGTCAAATCCTTACCTACTGTATTGATAAACTCAATGTCCTCCTTAGACAACTTAGATAATGCTTGGTCTGCCGAACCATCATGATTCAATACCTGCTGCTTTAATCTTATAAACCTGTAAGCGTTTCTTATATCTTCATCTTTGCTATTAATAAGCTCGCTGTTCAACTTATACGCATTATTCAATGCTGTCGTATATCCTTTCTTGTTAAATATACCCAGTAAGTCATTTGAATAATTCTTTATATTAATATCAAGAGCCTGCTTATCGTTATTTATTTCTCTAACAACAGAGTCCAACTCTTCAACAAATGGTTGCGCTGAAGCAATCGCAGCTCCTATTTTTTTATTATTTACATTAACCTTTGCGGCGTGAGTAAGCTCAGCCAACCCTTCTATACTAGTTAAATATTTAGAACTTCTGTTATAGGATGATTTTACTACATTGTCCATCTCCAAAGCTATCTCAGGATTTCTCTTAAGCTCCAATGGAAGCGTTCCCATAGGGAACTCAATATCATCCAAGCCAAGATATGCCTGAACAAGATTGTCTATACCGGAAGCCGCTGCACCTGTTACAGTAGATATTACCTTTGCAGGAAGACCTATGCTCCATCCTATAATAGAACCTGCTATATTATTATCTCCACTTTCTAAAAGCTCTGTATATTTCTTCTTAAATTCATTAGGATACATTGAAGCAATTACAGCCATCTTTACATCTTTGCTGTACTTGTCGCTGGCCATAATCTCATCAAATGCTTCGATATTATTTTTTAGATATTCTGCTCTTCTAGATTTAGCATTATCTTTTCTTCTTTGCCCCTCCGATACATCTATAACGCCATTCTCTACATCTTTATCAATTCCTGCTATCTGGTCAGAATAACCAGCTATAGCAGTATAAGCAGGGTTAATTAAAACATCACTGGAGCCCCTTTGTGGGGGCACATAAGCACCTATAACTTGCTTGGTAACAGGATGCACAAATGCAGGCTTAACAGACTTTATAGTCTTATTGCCTTTTTTGTCTACCGTAGCCTCGAAATATACAGGTCTTGAACTTTTCTTAAAAGCATCGGTTGTTAAATATGTATTTCCTGTAATGTAGCCTAAGTAAATATCTCCTGCCTTTACATTCCCACCTTTTTCGTATTCGCTTTTGAACTGATTAATACTTGAAATACCTCTGCCTTTAACCTCTAAATATTTACTCTGAAATTCAGGGTCTGAGTAGCTTGATATATAGTCCTCTTGAGATATAACATCTCCAGCTTGTAATTTCTGAACAACACCCCATAAGTTATTTATACCTTCGCTATATTTATTTAATCTATTTTTAAATTTAACTAAGGGTTTATCCTTATTTTCATTAGCTTCTTTATATATATTTTTATACCCATCTTCCGCTTCTTTCTTATACCTCTTCTCTATCTCCTTCTGATTCTTCTCTATGTATCTGTCTCTGCGGCTTTTTTTAAGTTCCCCTGATGCTACCTTCTGGTCTGCATCTACTTTAAGAGTCTCTATTTCCTGGTCTTTCCTTTTATTGACATCATCAATCAGTTCTTTCTTTTTCTTTTCAAGAATAGGGTCTTCAAACTCCTGATTCATCATAATGCCAGTACCGTCATCTACTTTAGTGGCAAAATCGTAGTTGCCGTCTGCGTCAATAGATACGTTTTCTAGTGACTCTTCCGATATTGTATTTAGATTTAATAAAGCATTTTTCTGCTCTTTCCCAACAGGCACATCGTCAAATAGCTGTATCTGTTCTTGTGGGTTTATTTTTGGTAGTTCTCCAAAAGAGTCTTTGGTGTTGAACATATCCTTATCGTAGCCTAATATATTCGCCACGTCAGGCTTAAATTCTTCTTGGTTTAACTCTTCTTGACTTAAGGGGAATTGCTGTTCTGCCATAGCCCAAATATAATAATTCTTGGTAAGAATAAAAGAAAAAAAGTCCTAACACATATAGTATTAAGACTATTAAGATATTAGCCGAATATATTAAACTTTAGTTTTCTTCTTGGAAAACTTAGGCTTCTTATTGGCCATTACAGTACCAGTAACATCCGCTAACGCAGAAGCTAAAGTAGCTGTCTGTGTAGGGCTCAACATACTCATCGGGTTAGCCATTTGAGCAGGCTGCTGCATCTGAGATGGCTGAGCCATTGTTGTAGGCTGAGTCATTGTAATTGATTGATTTACAGGCGACTTAATTGCGTTGTCCGCCTTTACAGGCATGGAAGCCTTATTCTTCTTTTTCTTTAATAGTGGCATATTTAAAATATTAATATTTTTTTGGTATAAATTGTTTAGACTCTTTCCCTTTCTTGCCTTTTCTTCCCTCGTCAAATTCTGTTTTAGCTTGTTCTATTGGTATAGCATTTTGAATATAAGAGTTCATGTTAGATATATCAGGAGCTAAATTAGCAGCTTTAGGGTCTAATATTGCTGTTCTTTCCATTTGAGCATACCAAATACCATCTTTTGACAACTCAGCCTTTACGTTTGTAGATGCACTTCTGAGCTTACTATTTGCTTTTACATTAGCTTCTGCCATTTGCTTAGTAACACCATTTGCAGATGTAAGATATTTTGAATCAGCACCAGTTAATGGAACTTGCGTATAGTAAGTAACAGTAACCCTTCCTTTGCTGTCAGGGTCAGAAAAATTATATCCACCAGCCCTTACTCCTCCTGCTCCAGGATGGTCAATGTTTGACCAACCATTCATATATGCGTTCCACTCATTTTTATTAAACTTACCACTTTTAATTGATTTCGTAAGAGCAGCATCAAATCCTTCAAGTTCAGCTTCTTTCTCTTTTTGGAAAGCAAACCTTTGTCTATATAAATTTAGTTGCCATTGCTTTAGCAAAATACTCTGTGTTCTGTAATCGTACACATCTTTAATAACCTTAGGAAGATGGCTTTCAAGCTGCTTAAATGCCGCTAACTCTAACTCATTATCTATACCAGGAGTTCCACCTTGCTTTGCAAACCAAGATGTCATATCAACTCCTGCCATATCTCTATAAGAATCAATAACCTTCTTAAATTCAAGGTCTCTGTCCTCCTGTGGCTGAGACTTGTATATCTCAAACTGAGGTTTAAAGTGTGTTAAAAAAGCTCTAGGCTTAGAGTTTGCTACAGACTCAACTTCTTTTACTTGGTGAGCAGGGTCATATATCCTTAACTCCTTAAGTTGGTCAACATATATCCCGAGTCTTTTATTCGTAGAAAGAGTCATTTTATCAGGAGTATATGCCTTAACGTTTTCTGTAATCACCTTGTCCAAGTCTTTAGCTTCGTCAAACTTTTGGAAATAGGAAATATCAGGAACGTCAAATTCATCAATATCAGCCTCTACGCCATCTCTCATGAACTTTCCCTGTTTTCTTTTAGGGTCATTTATCGGTAGAGACCATAAGTTAAAAGCTTCCGTAAGACCATCATCCATTTGATTTTTGTCTTTCATTGCCTCTTTCCAAGCTGGATTAAGATTTACGCCTCTTTTATTTAAGGATGATGATTGATTAATAGCGCTTGTAAATTCCCCCATTTTCATCTTTAACTCCCCGGCAGCCTTACCTCCTGCAAGGATATTATCTCTATTTTGGAAATAGTAATTGTATACATCTTGACGCTTTTCTTCAATATAGTCGCTATCTTGAGGCCGTATAGCGCGCTTATCGGCTAAAGATACATCTATACGCTTTTCTACATCTTGCTGCGCCTGTATCTGCCTTCTTCTTGCTGCATTAGCATTCTGCACAATGGCACTGTACGTCTTATTGAAATCTATTACCTGTGCTTCAAAAGCACCTACCGCCGATGGTATCTGTCTTACTTCTGCCATATTGTATTACTTTGCTTTTATCTTCTTATTAAACTTTGGAAAATTCCTCTAGATGTCATTTGGCTAGGCGTAAATCCATAGCTTGGTTGAGGAACACTTGGCATAGTAGGTCTTGATATTGCTCTACTTAAAGCACCGCTAATAGGGATTCTTTCTGATGTAGGAGTAATTTGATTCATGTCATCTTGAACTTTATCAGTGCCAAGAATAGATTGTAATTGAATCATTCCTCCCATCATCGTATCAACAGCTCCGCCTATATTCTGCATACTAGCTCCTCTCAATGCTCTGCGTCGTTGCTCTTCATTCATCCAAGACTGCCATTGATTAGCAAAAGCCTTGTCCTTATCCTGAGCCTTAGCCCTCAACGCAGAATACATAAATCTTTGATTCTGCTGACGCATAGCAGCATCTTGAGAAGCTAAATTAAGAACAGACCTGTCCTGCTGAGCTTGTATATTTCCCATAGAGCCAAGCATAGCCCCTCTTCCAGCCATAGCAGCTGTCCTTCCTGCCTGCACAGCCGATTGCTGAATATTCTGCAAAGCAGCCATACGTTGAGCCTCCGGCATACCTTCAGCAGCCATACCTCTAGCTAAACCTACAGCTTCTTCTACCTCTTTAGGTATCTCATATTTAGGCTCGGCTCTTTTCCTTCCTGAAAATAAAGCCTGCCCAACTCCTAAAAGCGCCTTTGTTCCTGCTCCTATTGCAAGCATAGTAATAGGGTCAATCATATCATGTATTCGTTAAAGGTGATTGAATATATTTCAAAGATACAGAAATTAATTTTGTATTTGAAGGTGTGAAATTCGATAAAGTAAGAACAGCATACAACCCTTTCATAGGCTCTCCAAAATACTTTCCTGCCGACGAAAGCTCGTTACGCTTTATAGTAGCATTACCCTTAAACTCCTTAGTCGCTATACCGCTAGAAGCATAACTTTTAACAAAGTCATCTTGCGTTATTGACGTAGATTGGTTAGTATTAGGCCCTGTAGAAAGATTCCCAGCCCACAAGTTACCAGGAACAAATTGCGTGGCAGAAATCTCTATTGCTGTATATGTTTTCTTGAAGTTTACATTCGAATTGAATACGGTTGTTATAGAACCTCCTGATTGAGCCCCATAGAACAAACACCTGCTTGAGTTGTTATGAATATACGCGTTTACAAAGAAAGACCAAACAAACCCGTTTACAAAAAGGAATGACGTAGCTCCAGTATAACCATGCCTAGATACAAATACCTTCCTTGGCTCGCTATATGATATGATGCTATTCTGATACCCAGCTCTTCCACTAAGCATCACTACCTGCCTATTCTCATAATTGAAATATCCGTACCCATAGCTATTTTCATCCAGGTTATCATTTGCGTAAGCAGACACATTATAAGTGTCGCTAATGTTGGTCATCCCATCTAGGCTAACCCTTACTATAGCCCTGTTTATTGTATCTAAGAAATAGTCACCATAATCTGTTGATACTAATGAACTTCCGTACTTATCGATACCGTATTCACCTGCGTAGTAATTCGGTCTGTTTAATAGCTTTTCAGATAGTGCAACCTGGGTAGAGGTGGCGTTATCCACGATAATGCTACGATAAATAGGTATCATTGCCACTTTGTACCGCTGGAACATTCTAATAAAGTTCTCACGCGTCTTTAAACGTAGAATATCCCCAAAGCTATTATCTGCCTCTTCTTGGTTTTCAGGATAAAACCTGTTAAGGTTGTTTATGTTAGAACCTTGGATATATGAATTGGAGAACCTTAATAATGCCGGGAAGTATTGAGACTTTGCTGTTTCGTCAATAACTAATGGTCTTCCCTGCCCCCATACACCACTCTCCCAAAAGTCGCTGAAGTTCGCATCCATGCAGGTGTATTCCGTGTATTGAGCAACTCCTGAAAATTCACCAGTAACGAGCTTTCTTAATCTTGTATAATAATCGCCATCAGTAAGCCTTAATATAGCAGGCTGAACTCCAATCCCTATTATTTGATTTTGCGAAGAACCGTTATGGATAAGATTTCCATTAATGTCTACTCCGATATTAAACCTCTCACCTATTTCATAGTAAACATTTTCAGCATCGTTGCTTATGATAGCAGAAGGCCTTAATATTTCAATAAGATATTTATCATTAGGGCTAAGGCTTATATTCATACCTGAAACAAATGCAAGTTTCAAGTGTATGTCAGAACCACCTTTAGCTACAACACCAAGTATTTCGTAATCTTTTTGTCCAGTAAAAACAGTTCCTGATGTAGTATTTTTAATTATCCTAACCCTATCCCCTTTTACAAATGATGATGAAGTATAATTTATAATAGTAGAAGATGCAGGTATTTCCTGTCCATGAACAGATATATTCTGTATGTTTAGATATATATAAGGAGCAGGAGTTTGACTTGTTTCTGATACTATAGTCGCCTTTGTAATAAAGAACTTAGAAAATGAACTTGTTAATTCTTTTGTTCTTACAACATGGTAATAACTCGCCCAAGATGGAGGCTCGTGATTTATGTCCATTTGGACGCTAAATATCTTTGGCTGTCCTGCTACTTCCTTATATTCTGGTATGTCTACTGTAAGATTTTTATCATTGCCTATATATACCCCATTTGTCTTGCCATCATTTGAATAATAAACTAATCCGTATTTATACCTTCCTTTCCACTTAAGAGTAGATATTGAATCTGTTGAGTTGCCTGTAGAGCCTACGAATGGCGTAAACGTAAATGAAGTACCTCCCCCTAAAAATGTACCAGATATAAAATACTTATCAAAGCTATTTGTTAAAAATCTAAGTATTGTATAATCTCCTAAATTGTATGTAATTACAGCTGTTAAATTTGTTGATGTTGAGTTTATCTGATTAACAATGCTAACTATGGCATCATAAAGCGTTTGACCAGCCGTTACTGTATAGGTTATTGGAGGCTCAAAAATAGGGTTCAGATTGTTTATGTCTAACGGGTCTGACTGATACAAACTAAACCCAAATGTTATTATATCACCCTGATTAACTGTTCCTGTAAGTTCTACTACTTGTTCTGTATTATAATATGTATAAGGAGGAGCTGAAGGGTCATCTAGTGTAAGATTGTTAGAGCTTTCATTGAAAATAACACTACCAGGTATAGCAGGAGTACTTTCAATAGTAGAAGTATCTACATCAAAATTAGAAAGCCTAGGCAAACCCTCTTTAATACCACCATAAACTAATGTATTACCATTAGCGAGCTCAAGCGCATTAGCCTCATCAGGTACATAATCAAATAATAAATTCCCCTCTTCAATATCAATAGGCACGTAAGACCCGTCATTAAAGAAAGAATACTGGTATGTAGAGTTATCAGAAATAGATAACTGAGACTTATTTATTGTATCTATCAAAAAGAAGTCACTCCATACAGAATCTATATTCACTCTTCCTGCAACTTCTATTTTTTTAATATTTTTATCGCCCGTCTGAACACCTACATAAATAGCATTTGATTTAGTTCCATCAGCATAATAAGCGTCATCATTTGCTTTTGTTGGAAGAGGAACCTTGCTTACCGCACTCCATACGCTCTTTTCGTCATCATCATAAATAAATCTTGATTTGAACTGAAACAATTTCTTCCTGAGATTGTTTACACTTCTACCTGACGCATCATAATAACTACAGATAGGTTGAGATACAGGAGGAGCTTTGATAACCTTGAAGTAATCTAATATTACATCATTTGTAGAAGAAAGAGTAGGGAGAGTAGACGTATTAAATTTAAGCGGCCTTTTTAATGGGTCTATAAAATACACCAAGTCACCTCCATTATCCCTATAAATTACTTTTATATCCTTTATTATCTTGTTAGGATTGTAGCTTGCATCTGTACCCCAATTTAATATAGAAGTACCTCCAGTGTTTGTTTTGTCTTGAAACAATATAGTAGACGTAAGCGTAGGAACGTCTATTGATACAATAGTGTGAAACTGCTGTGAGTTGAATATAAAATAGTAAACCTTCTGTCTAGTCTTATCAAAGTGAGAACCACACACCCAATTCGTACCATTTGACGGATTAACTATACTCTGTATCTCTGTAGTGCCTAATATCTTTTCTACACCTTCTGAGCCTACGCTAACATTCAACGCGTCTATGTAGTCGCCTTGCGGCAAAAACTCAGCAGCTGTATCTAAGTTTAAACCTCCTGTATATCTTCTTAAATCAATCATTGTTATCCTTTAACCGCAAGAACTTCTCCGGCTCTGATAATGTCATTAGCCTCCCAAAGTCTTACAGGGTTGATTCTGAATTTAGCTTTCTTCTTCTCTCTTACGTAGTTAATCCTACGCTGTTCCTTACTCATCTCCTGGAACCTTCTGCCCATCGGCTTATACTCGTGGTCTTTCCAAGCTATCCACGAAATCAAAGCCTCTTTTACCAAAATGGGAACCTTATATTCTTCATCCTCTCTTGGTGATGACAGATATTCAAGTATCACATAATCGTACTCGAACTTGTTGTCCAATATAATAACCCCAGTTTCTTCGTCTATATTAAACTCCCCTGCACTCATTAAAAACCCACCAAGCCCATACAGGTTAAAAAGAGAACCATTGTTATCATAGTTAAGATACACGAAGTCACGTATGTTTGTAGGGTCTACTGGAGCATCAGTATTCAAATCTGTCCTGTTAGAAAGCTCCTGTGCAAATAGTGAAAGGTTTGGATTCTTAGCCAATGTAGCAACTTCCCCTTCGCTATTAAGTACGCCAATCTTAGTATAAGCAACGTAGTCCCCCGGAAGCTTAACAGTCTTGTTAGGCAGAACAGGTATCTTAACAGTTTTAGGAGTCTCATAAACGCTAAACATCATATCCTCAAGACCCCTGAAAGCTATATTCCACAGCCTTCTGTAATGAGCCATATTTAACTCAGCCTGAGAGATATACTCCTTAACGACCTCTTCAAGCTGAACCCATCTTGCTGTATTCATTCTGTCAATTATTTAATGTCTGTTCCGTCGTTGCTAATTTCCTGCACTCCGCTTCTGCTTCTTATTCTACGGATAACTAAGTCAGCAGCCTGCGTCCCTACGTTGTCAGGTATCTCATCCTCATCATTAATCTTTGTAGTAACCATTCTTACAATAGCTTTTAAGTCCTTTATGTTCTTATAGCTAATCATGTAAAACAAATCACCCTCAGCCCACCCATATACCTTATTTTTAGGCATCGGTATTCCCCTCATAATGTCAATCTCCTGAGGAGCAATCTGCACAACAGTTTCAGTTAGCTGTCCCTCTGCGCTCTTAAAATAAACCCCTGCAATAGAAATACCTCTTGGTAAACCAAGTGGGAACTGAGGAAGTTTAAAATAATAATAACCAGTATCCGTATCCTTACTAACACAACGATTCTTAAAAGTTGCATAGTAAAAATCATTCATGTATGTAATACTCTCAATCTCTGCCGATTCCTTATACCGCTGCTCCATTACGGTAGCCATTGCCTGACTGAGCCACAGACCTATCTCATTATCGGTATACTGTGAGTCATCATGCGGAAGACCATTATTAAGGTCTCGCTGTATAAGCTCTATCATCTGTGCCCTTGTCATTCACCTATTTGTTTTGCTGTTTGCGATACGCGAATCAAATCCGCATCTTTCAAGTTAATTCCTATAAGACCTAACTGTATGAAAATCAATTCGTTAATCTCTTGGTCTCTCCATTCTGGATTTTGCAATGCTCCACCAAAAGGACCATTCTCATTATAAACAGGGATATTTCCTGAACCCATCTCATAGGGCCATGTAATATTTTCAGGCTTTCTAACATACGTCATAATCATAGAATCAACATCGTCGCTACCTGATAAAATCCTAAAACCTGTATCGTACTCGTAATAATATGGATTTGCACCTGATGGGGGGTCTATAACAGAAGTTATTGCGCTATGTATTTGCTCGTGACGAACCCTGCGCACTCTTTGACCACCTTCTGTATTTAAACTTAGCAGTTTCAGAAAATCTTCAAATTGAGTCTTTACTGTAGCTATCTCATTAGAAGACCTAAGTGTAACCCTCTTTGTAAATGGAGCCAACTTTTCCTCAACAATTTGAGTCATGTGACCACCAGTACGAGCTACAGGCCTGCCGTTCTGATACTCTTGAACCTGACCAAGAATCCTATTTATGTATATTCTTTGAGCTGTATTAAATGTGCTGACAAACTCATCTGGGGCTATATACCCATGATGGTATTTGTTGCAGAGGAACTGCACTTCCTCATATACTGAATTAGAAGTAGCCATAGTCCAAAGATAAATAGAAAAGGCCACTGTAAAAACAGCAGCCTTAACCATGAACACTTAAAAGAACCAAATTTATATCAACACTTACATTTTATCATGCCGAAGTGAGCGTTTTTATTCTATCAAAGAATTGAGAACCTTCTTTTGTCTTTGACATAGCAAACTCACTAATAGATTCGTAAGCCTTCTTTCCGAAAGGTATCTCACATATTATAGCTTCACTTTCTGCCCAAATAGCATACCCTTTTTTGGTAGTTACGTCAATATGAGAATCGGCAAGAGCCTTCTTAACGAAGTACTGAACCTTAGAGGCTGTAGTACCAGCGCTATTCATAAAGCCATCAGGATTGTTCCCTGCCTTGTTAGCGTATTCTACACGTACCTTAGCCATCGTCTTTTGCTCCCCGAACTCGTTTGTCATGCCGATACCTAAGAACTCAGCATGGATAAGCATATCTTCTACAGATGCGTTCATAGCAAAGTTAATAGCTCTTAGACGCTTCTCTTCCTTCTTTAATTCCTCAGCTTCTACCTCCGTTGAGTTTACGAGAGTAAACTTTGCCCTCTTATTACGCATACGATTCTCTTTCTTATCGTAATCATCGCTATTTAATAGGAAGTTTAAAAGAGTTCTATTTGTACGTGGCACACGCAAGAATCCGTTATTAAATACTATATCCTGCTTGTTTCTTTGGATATATTGAGGAGTAAACCCATCTTGCTCATCAAGCCAAATAGAGGAAGCCCCTCTGATAAGGCGTATAGTACGAACGCTATTAGAAGCTGTATCAAATATAGGCATTTCGTTTACTATAGATTCGTATGCTTTTGGTTTCTGCCCTGAAGGAGTGAGCAACTTGAATACGTACATCTCAGGCTCTCTTTGCTGTGCTTTTACTTTATCCTGCACTTTCTGAGCCATCTTCTTTAGCTGTACAGTATCATCGTCCTCAAATTCTTTAATCTGAGGATTGTGAACGACAAATTTAGTGTCGTCAATGGCGTCCAAAATGGGTAGTTGGACTTCTTGTTTAATCTGTTTTTCTTTTGACATAGTAATTATTTGATACAAATATAATAAAAAACCCCGTTGTAAAAACAACAGGGGGGTATTCACTCTAAACAAAAACTATTAATGTACGCTGCAAATATAAGAAAAATCCCCCAAAGTAAAAACAAAGGGGGGAATTGGTAATAGAAAACAGATTAAATCCAAGGCTGTAAAAGTAGTTTAGTTATACGTATTGATACGATATTATCTTCAACATATACGAAAAGAAAAACCCCTCTTTTGGAGGGGCTTTCTTCTATGGTTAGTTAAGATTAACCACTGATGCGTACGAAGCGGTTTGCACCGAACACGCGCAGACCTGCGTAACACAGGTGGTGTACGTTAAGTTCAGCTGTATCGCTTGTAGGACTCTTAGCGAAAGCACCAGTTTCCCAAATATGAAGGTCTTTACCATTCACATTGTTGTAAGTGATTTCGATAGAGTTGTAACGCTCTCCAGTTTGAGGGTCACGACCTTGAGACATAGGAACAACGATACCGTAGTTCTTGTACTGATGGTCAGTTGGAGTAGCACCGTAAACTGCTTCAGGAGAGAACGGAAGGTACTTCTTAATGTGGAAGGTATAACCATCCATTGTGATAGAACCGAATCCGTACATAGCAGCAGCTTCTTTGCTACCACCTACAGTACCCCAAAGGATAGCTCCTGCATCGTAAAGGTCGAACAGTTCGTCATCCAACTCTTGACGCAAGAACACGTCAGAAAGAAGGTGATTCTCTTGAGAACCTCCGTTAAAGTCAAGAGCACGAGTTACTTCGTGAAGCTTAGCACGGTCAAGGTTTCCAGCGCTATAAGATACGCCAGTACCACGGTTTTCAATCTGTTGCAACAGCCCGATTGTATTCTTAGAAGTAGCAGATGCGTTAGTGTTAGTAATAGTGTTACCGAACATAAGAGTAAACTCTTTGTTGTTCATGAAACGCTTTACAGCATCTTCAAGACCTTTGTAAGAATAGTTCTCACCAAACCAGATTTCTTCAATCATAGCACGGTCAGTAACTCTCCAGTCTTCGCGAACTTCAGAAACGTAGTTCAACACTTCTTCAACGCGAGGAATCAAAGCATCTCCTTTAGAAGAAGCTTCACCTACCGCAGCTTGTCCGCGGAAGAGAATCCACTCGTCAGCGTCCAAACGACCATCAAGAGTAGCAGACTCAAATTGTTGAGTAGCGCTAAGAGGACGTACAGTAGCTTCGTGAGCTCCTGCGTTTGTTTTATCAACGCTGATTACTTTACCTTGAATACCAGTAGAAGCGATTTCAACTACTTCACCTACACGGATAGGAGATTTAGTTCCGCTATCGTAGTGAGAACCAGACTTCAATGTGAAAGTAACAGCAGAACCGTTAGTTGCACCAGTTACGTTTGCGTTAACCTGTACAGCTTGGTGAAGCTTTCCGAGGTCTTCCCAGTGACGGATTACGTTACTTTTTACTTGACCTTTGAATCCAAGCATTTCAAGAAGCATAGTGTAGTTTTGAGCACCATACTTGCTGATGAACTTAGGATAATACTGAGGCTTAAGAATAGACAGGTCACTAACAATGCCTCTTGTTAGACCTGCGCCGGGATTGACAAATGCTGACGGTTTCTCCGCCGCTGAATTGTATGCCATTGCTTTTAGTTTTTAATTGTTATTATTATGTGTTTTTAAAGAAATAATCTACCATCTCATTTTGACTTGCCTGTTGCTCGTCCGGCAAACGCCTGCTTACCTGTTCCTGGAAGTTGGCATTTTTAAGACCCTTAACGAACATAGACTTTGTTTGGTTTACAGCTTGACTTACATGAGCTTCGATTATTTTATCCAAATTCTCGATGACATATAAGTCGTGAGCTATAGCTTCCGTGTCAAAGTTTCCATCCTCGTTAATGTAGCGCGGAACAAAGTAGTCTTGCAAAGTGAAGTTTTCCATCTTATTCTGTAGACTAGCCTTATCTTGCTGGTCTATTACATAAGTAGTTTCAAACTCCAGTTCGCTGTCCTTATACTTATTTCCGAATCCCACAATCTCATCAATGGTTGCAGCAATCGTTCCTAAGTATTTGTCACGAAACTCCTTTACTTCCGCCTCGTCAGCCGCATTTGACTGCGACTGTTGAGTAGGGCGCGTTTCAATATCTGGAAGAACTATCTCCTCTTTCTTTGCTTTCAAGAAGTCTTTAGCTTCTTTCAAGTCTTTCTTTTTAAGACGCTCCATATTGATTTTCTCCCTCTCGTGTCTTTTCTTCTCTTTTGCAATCTCTTCGGGAGTATCTAAATCCTCATCAATATCGGGCTGCTCGATTCCGTATTTGTAGTTGAACTCATCTTCAATCTCCTCATCTGTAAGTTCAGGGTTCTCATACTTCATCTTCAACTTCAGCACGTTGTCTGTATCAAGCTTATCTAAGCTGGTCAGCTTCTGCTGTTGCTGGTAGACATTTAAGAACTCATCAACCTTACCTTCCTTCAAATACTCAAATACTTTCTTGCTAGTCTCATTAGCAAAGTTAATATCTTGATTATTAGGTTTTTCTGCAAGTTGTAGTATTTCATCAACACTTTTAAACTTGCCGCCTGTTTTCTCTGCTAATAATGTTTCAAAGTCTACACCTGTTGAAGATTGCTGTTGCCCTTGGTTCGTTTCGCTTGATGTCTCATTTTGCGATACCAAGTTTTCGCTATTTCCAGAAAGAGCACCTTCTGCTGCTTGGTTTATTTCACCCGATTCTATTAAGTCCTCAAACATTGAGGAATTTGGATTTTCTGCCATTTGTTTTCTATTTTATTGTTATTAATACTTGGACTTACCTTTCACCTTTTTCAAAGCAGGATTTGCTTTCTTTGCGGCAGGTGAAGCCTTACGTGTAGAAGATGCAAGGATTGCTCCTGCTTTCTCCATTGATACTCCTTGCTTCTTAGCGATTCCTTTTTGTACAGCTTTGAATCCTGGATTCTTTGCTGCTTTCATTTTTCCCGGCATTGTATTTGTTTTTATTGTTAAAAATTATTTCCTGTACTTGGCTGACTTCTCAGCTACTTCCTTAGGCTGTTTTACAAACTGTTTACCTTCTTTATTACCTTCTGCCTTAGCTCTGTTAGTAGCTGATTTCTCTGACGAAGATAATGCTTTCCAAGCAGCTTTTGGTAAATACCTTCTCTTTCCTTCTGATGGCTTTCCTGAAGATGTAGTCCACTCCTGCTTACTCCATTTAGATAAGCTGTTAGAAGATGATTTATCACCTTTATATCCGCCACCTGCATCCTTGTATTTCTTGACAGCTAACTGAGCTTTCCTTGCGGACCACTCACCAGCATCTCCTCCCTTGCTGCCAGCTTTTACGCTAGATACTACTCTTTTCCAAAGAGAAGGATTTGTTTTTTGAGAAACACTCATAAGTTATTGATTATCACCATTTTACGCGATTGGCCCAATATGCCGCACTCATCTTTCCTTTCGCTATATTTTTAGAATGCCTTGCCTTAAATGATGCTCTCTTCTTTTTCATTCTATCAGACTCTCCTGCTTTTGGTTTTCCGGCAGTTTCTGCTCCCTGCTCGCCAAAGCGTATTGTCTTAATTTGACTACCTTCTTTAGCTACTACAATATGAGACTTTTTAGGATGGTCAGGGGTGCGCTTAGGCTTATTATATCCTGACACACCTGCTCTCTCAAGACGAGAGTCTTTTTTAATCATTGGCATATACTAAGACTTTTTAATCATTTTACTACTCTTCTTCTGTGCTCCCATTGTAATTACAGCAGGCATCTCTTCCATATTATCTTCCTCCATGTCATCTTCCTCCTCGTCATCCTTTCCTTCTTCCATAGCCTTATACATAGCTTTGAACTTTGAAAATTCTTGTGCTGTAAACTTTGCTTTGCTTTCGCTTTTTTTCTTAACTAACATATTATTGAGGTTGTTGTTGCTGTTGTTGCATCATCTGAGCCATTTGTTGCTGCTGCATCATCTGTTGCTCAGCCGCATTGTTCTCATCTACAAGACCTTGCATTTCATTTATTTGGTCAGGAGTAATACCTTGCTGTGCTAAAAACTCCATTTGAGCTTGCTGTTGCTGTTCAGCTAATGCCTGCTCTTCCATCTGCTTTTGGCGAGCTTTCTCTTCAAAATATCCATCCACTATATCCTTCACATAACCATCCAAAGGCTTGCTTTCTTTAAACGACATAAGTAGCACTTCATGTACAAACTTCTGCATATTTTCATCATTACGGAATCTTGCTGTCGTTTCTTCAATAGCTATTTTACTTTTAGCCTTCTCCTGTTCAATAACTGCATCTGATTGCATTTTAGCTTGTGCAGAACGCTCTTGAATCTGAGCGTTCATCTCAGAGTTCTGCTGAGCTTTCTGCATCTCCTCTTGCATTCTCTTATTCTTAGCTCTTGTAAGAAATAACTCCTGCAATTTAACATTATCAAGTCTGCGAATCTTAAATGCGTCATCAAAGTTGATAAGGTTATTTGTAACAGCCATGTTAACAAGCTGGTCTACATACTGCTTTTCTGCATCATCAGGAAGCATCTCCATCTTAAACTCAAAGTACATATTTTTGAGTTCAGAGTTACCGAAGAACTCCCTATAAGCTGTACCACCATATACCACAGAATCATGAAGCAGGATGCCTATTTTCGTAATCGTCTGCTCAGTAATCTCCAAATAAGAATCATAGATGAAATCAGTAGCATTGTTAGACTCGCGGATTTGAGATTGTAAAACGCCTAACCCCATCTTAGGATTAACGCTTGAACCTTCTCTGTATTCGTTGATACCAACCTCATCACGTATTTTAGATACGTAAAAGTTATAAACTTGTATAGCTGCATTGATTTGGTTAATGTTACCAATATTTGGTAATTCATTAATCGGAAGATTGCGTCTTTCACCATCTTCATCTATACTATTATAATATATGTTACCTGTTTGGTCGTATACTCGTTGTATTTCAAGAGGTTGCACCTGTCCTTGCCCAAGGTTCACCTCCTTAAGTCCAGATATATCAACAGCAATACCTGATGGTCTCATCTTGGCTATCAGCTGCTGAATCTTCATGTGTGTAAGCGTAATCATACGCACTGAAGAGCTAATCCTTTCAGCTAGTGGCGTATTATTCATGCCAATATTATTAGGCATATACACCGAATAACTAAAATAAGCTCTTGTCAACTCCTTTGGATTAGAAGGTCTAATCATTGGGCTGTTAGGCTGAAACTTAAGTAATCTGTTAGATTGAGGAAGATATACACCTGCGTATATCACCTCCATCTCCTTTTGTATAACTATCTTATCTTCTGCTACGTTTTCAGGCTTACCTTTTTTACGCTCTACATATTTCCGGTTCTCCCTATTCTTTTCTACCCAAAACATAGGCCGTACTGTTTTAGCTTCAAAGAATAAAACCTCAATGGCGTAATCGTCATAAGGACGGGAGCCCGGATTTATGTATTCATTTTTCCATTTGTAAGTATATGGATTAACGCAGTCTTTCGATGTTTTAGCAATCTCGAATAATTGCTCTTCATTTAACCCAAATTGTTTACGTAACTCAAACAGTCTCATTGATTTACGATGTCCCATAACAGAGGCATCATTTAAGTCATTCCTTTCAGAGTATGACGAAAAGAAGTCTATAGGATTAATGCACTCTACCTTTACAGTACCGTCTGATTCTGCTCTAGTAAATGTTACACCGTAACCTGCGTCCCTGATGTGACAAAGTAAATTACGTTTGATGTCAGTCCAGTTGTTATTGTGCATAACCATTGTGGCGCCGCGCTCCATGAGTATTTCTTCTGGAGTTCTGTAGTCCACGTTAAAGAATATGTCCAATTCATCATAACTCTCCGGCTCAAATGTTTCTCTGTTCTTGTACGTTCCTAAAGCTTCATCAGCCATCTTGTTAAACTCAGGCTCAAGCATACGGAACTCAGCCATAGACTTATCATACTTCTTCTTTCTTATGCTAACAGGGTCAACAGCTGTACATCTTGGCTTCTCTCCTCTTTTCATAAATCCACCAATCAATACCTCCATAAACTTAGGAGCAATCATAGGTGGAGTCCAGTCTAGGTTCACGTAAGATTGCTTACCGTCAATATTCAAGAACTGCATATAGTCACGCATATCCTGTTTGCCGGTAGATAACTTATAGTTCTTCGATATTTCTACATTGCGCTTCTCAAAGTATTCATTAGACACGATAGAATGTACGTACTTAGCCATCTTTTCGCCAAGTTCTGCGTCTGAAACACCCTCAAGATTGAGTTGAAACTGCAATGTGGGATTATAAAACGGAGTCAAAATTGTAGTATTTTATCAAAAATACAAAATCTATCTGATGTTGCTAATATCGTATGTTAGAACAAGTGGTGCGACGTCCTTCTTTTCTTTCAACACATTTCTAACGTCTCCTGCCGCTGCTACAAGTGCAATCATAAATGCAACAGTAATATCCGACTTTGTTCTATTGAAATGGTCATACTCTAGCATATCTTCAAATATTTCTTTAAAGAACATCTTATGAGAATAGTTGTCAACCCAAAATTGAGCAAGCTCAAGTTGCTTATTTAATGAGAAAGGGTCTTTTGGCGATACTCCCCACGTCTGAACATTCTTAGATTTTCTGTTAGGGTCAAGTACAGATTTTGGAGTTTTGGTAATAAAGTTCTTATGTCCTTTATCTATAAACCATTCAAAGTAGTCATCATTTGCATTTTCGTATGTAGCCTTGCATCCGAAATAGTGACAGGCATATAATACTTCTGTATGAAATAGGTTCTTAGTTTTAGGCCTTCCTACATATATAGCTACTGGCATACCTGTATTCTCTGGGTCTGTAGGGTCATACTGCTCGTATACAACGATAACACCGTTTGAACCTTTACCTACTATAATTGTTGATGCAAAAGGGTCAACTCCTATCTTATACTGATGCGTATTAGCAGGCTTCTTTCCAGAATCGTCGTACACTACACTATTAGTAAATCTTGGTTGTTTAAGTAACAGCCATTTACCGTTAGCGTCATCTCTATAGTCTACTTTATTTTTCTCATCCCATCCAAACGTAACTCTACGCATAGATGGTTTATTGTCTTTTAGGTATTCAAGCTGTTCTCTTATTAATGATGTATTAAAGAAAGACTCTGAATCGTCCGCAGCAAATGCTTCTTCTTCTGTAAATGGCATCATCCGCTTTTCTTCTAACCTCATCTCATCATCTTCAATCTTTTCAATACGCTGCCTAAGATATTCTTTAGCGCCTAATCGTATCTCTTGTAGTGTAAGCGTAGTCGTTTCTTGCAGGAATCTCTCTTGGTCTTTGGTTGGAGGCTCTATAATACTCATTCCATATCTATCTATAAACCCTTCGTACCCATCGTATGCTGGTTTAAAGTATCTGTAAAGACCTGTTGGAGTTGTCTTATGAGTTAACTGATTAGATTCGTTCCATAGCGTTTTAAATCCTGCTCCTCCGTCTTTTAGTTTGTTTACAGTCGATGGCATCTCTGCAAATCCTACCTTTCTACTACCTTTTTCTAGCGTCTTTCTAACAATAGGCCAATAGCGTTGAATAGGAACATCGGTAGGAAACTTACCTGCCTCGTCGACAAGTAGCCTTGTAGTTCTTTTAGAATCGTAGCTGTTTAGCTTTGTGTTTTTAAAATCTATCTGAGAGTTTAACCCTTCCGGCTTTTCTCTAATAGATGTTTGCTGTTTCTTCTTAACTCTTGATACCTGCTTCATGAACCTAAGTATCTTCTCAGGGTCATCACCTGCTGAGATGTCTGGCTTCATGAATAGTGGCAGGTTACGAAATGCGTATACAACCATCTCTTTGAATACGGATTTAGCATCATCCCCTGTTTTTGATATGATACCACATTTAGCCTGCTCAGTTGTAGTAGCTGTATAAATAAGATTAGACGAGGCTTGTGAGGTAGCACCTTCACGTCGAGACTTTACGCGTATGATTCCAAGTATGTTAGATGACTTTTCGCAGTAGTCAAGAAATAGGTAATACCTCCTATCGCAATCCCTGTAGTGAGGCTTTTCTCCATTTTCAAGAGTGAAGTAGTTTAGGAAGTAGTAGTATTTCCCGGTAATATATGTTGGTTGACCGTTGTTTAAGAACCAATGCCCATCACGGCAGCGAGTTAGCTCTCTCATAATAAACTCCCACTGCTCATCTGACCAAATAGCATTACCAGAAGAGTCATATTCCAGCTCCTCAAATGTTTCAGGAATCTCCGTATACCTAAAGTACTGCTCCTTCTTGCTGTACTGTATCCCCTCCATCTTGTATGCCGGAGGCTGCTTCGGAAGTTCGTACTCTATCCCGTACAAGTTTACGTTTGACTCTTTTTGCATCTACGTTTCTTTGTTTTATAAACTCTATTATTGGCTCTAAAAACTTTTTCCCTCTTTCTGTAAGGTCATAGTTATATACGCCTTTTATCATAATTTCTTTTACTAAGTTAAACTGTATTATCCTTTGTTTGAACTTTCCAATATATGTTGGGTGCATTCCTGTATCTTTTTTCCACATAGGGGTTCTGGTATTCCCCTCTCCATTTGAGTATATCCACAACAATAGCAAAACTTCTTGTGCTTTTAATTTTGTTCTTCTGCGAATAATATTTATCTTAGTGTAAATTCGAATCCACGTAATAATATCAAGATTACGCGGGTTCGTATGCCTGTCTACGTCTACGTACTTGTACTTTACTTTATTCCTCTCCTGCTTTCTGATTTCTCTTTTTTGAAGTACTATAAATTCATCAACTCTTTTTCTTTCTTTAAGTAGTTTATTTTTGTGTGTTTTTTTAAGATTCTCTGTTCTTGTCTTTTCTGCTTTAAGTTTTCTATATGTTTCCTTCTGTCTTGCTATGTACTTGTCAATAATGCTCTTTTTCTTAGCCTTGTGTTTCTTAAGGCTTTTATTTACTCTTAGCAGCTCTCTGTTTTTGGCGTAGTACTGCTCTCTATAAAAAGCTACTATAGAGCGAACTTCGTTACCTTTGTAAGTCTTTGTAGCATTTATTTTTGGAATCTTGTGTAGCTCTATTTTTTTATAAAGGCCTCTATTGGATTTCTTGTTATTAGTGGTTTCTCCTCCTCCTTCTCCGTTCCTATTTTCAGTTCCTTCTTTAGCCACAGCAGGTTCTGTGCTACATCTTTGCTGTCTACCATTGCTTTCCATACTCTTTCAAATGTTTTATCGTTTTTGGATTTAAAGGACACATACTCTCCATTGAGTTCTTCTGACAGCTTAGACAGCTGATAGTTGAGTGCGTGGTAAAGACCTTGAAGGCCATCTCCTTTGTATGCTTCTAACTCCTTTTCTAGTTCTTCTATCCTTTGTTTAAGTTTTACTATATCTGTCATACTCCTATTCTCATTGTTTCGTTTATTTCGAATGTATTATCTATTGCCATGATGTCCTGCTCTTTTATACGGATTATTCGGTGTTCACGCCCTTCGTACGCATACACAACCTCATAATCAGCCATAGTCTCTACTATAAGAACGTCCCCTACTGAGAAAGTATCTTGTCCTAACGGTGTACTCTTTACAACCACTCTGTTTTGTTCTTTCTTCTCAGATACTTCTGTTAGGATAATGGATTCAGATTCCGGTTTATAGTACACTCTATCTACTAGTAAATACCCATCCATCGGTACTGGAATACCGTTTTCAATATAAAAAAACACTCTATCTGGTCTAAGTGTATGCACGTATAATTTCTTTTTTCCTCCGTGCAGAGAGTCTTCATCTGTCTGTATAGTATCTATAAGTGTATGTTCGGTGAACGAGTTATGCCAGCAAACGATTGGCGTTCCTTCTTCAAGTCCAGTTGCTGCTCCGTATATGACTATAGCGTTAACAGCATTTTTTTCCCTTTCGTTCCATCCGTAGTCTTTTTCGATGTAGAGTTTTATGTCTGTACCTTCAATGGTGTGGGTGTATTTATCTTCTTTGTCTACAATAACAAGAAGTTCACCTCTTAGTGGTTTGTAGTTCATCTGTTTCTATTTAGTCACAAATATAGTAAAATCTGTGATTAAAATATAGACAAATCTACCCTAAATAAACCTATAAATGTCTAAATAATGTCTATATGATGCAATCAAATAAAAGACAGAAGTGTCGCATTATTGGAAAATATTTGCTACAAAATTCTATTTAATGGAAAATATTTGATAAAAAAAACCCCACCTTGATAGATGGGGCTTACAAACCAAACCATGAACAGAATATTATGGATAAACTCTAATTTCTACTGGGTATCTAGTTATTAATGGTGTTGAAGTTTTCGTTCCATCAAATTTAAAGAAATTAAAATCAGCTATATTTCCTCCAGCACCAGGAGCTATAATATATGGAACTCCTGCATTAGAAAATCCTGGACATATTAAAAATGTTTTCCCAACTATAAAAGGCGTTCCTGTTGAAGTTGCTCTGTAAGTTCCATTAGCTGGAATAGACCAGGTAATAGTTTGCCCTAATGTATTTTGTAATACATCTATCGTGAATGAGCCATTATATGTTATTAGTGCTGAATAAACTAAATAAGGTGCAGAAGTTATATCACTAGTGAGGGCAAGAGTACCTGAAGCGTTTGGAAGCTGAATATTTCTATCTTCAGTTATATTGTTTGCTTTTATTTTTGCTCCAGTTCCATTTCCTGATGCTATATAAGCATATCCTTTATTAATTGAGTCTACAGCCAGCTGAACACCACCGTTTGATGATGAGAATACCTGAAAATCTACCGCAGCGTTACCATTGCTTATAGACATATTACTTGTAGTAGATGCACCTACTGCTGTTACTTCGCTTAGGCTTGGAGTAGCAACAGAGATAGCACCTGCGCTAAGAACGTTCCAGTTAGCGTTTGTTTGACCAGGAGTGTCTACTGTAGCTCTAAAACTTGCTCCAGCAACTACAGCAGTAGTACCCATAAACCCACTAGCAGAGCAAAACCAAATATCTCCCTTCATAATAGCTCCTGCTGTACCGCTACCACCTGTAGTAGGCCATGCGCCAGGAGATGTAAGTCCAGGAGTAAAGTTACCTCTGTCATCAAGTAGACCAGTAACTAAAGAATCTGCATAAATCTTAGTAGCTTTAACAGAAGGATATTTAACATCGCTGTCTCCATCTGTAATAACATTTAAAGACTTATTAGCAGAATCTTCTGGTGTAAATGATAGAGCATCATCAGCAGACATAATAATTTTACTCCATAATCCACTTAATCCTGGATAGATATTATTATTATCTACTACTCCTGTAGATACCCATTCGAATATAGCTACGTCTTTTACCAGAACTTGATACCCTGGTCTTCCATTTAATTGAGCTAAGTCAGCTGTTGTATCTACAACACCCTGACTATTGCTTCTAGGTTTTTGAATTATTGCCATTGTTTATTGTTTTTTAATTTTAATGTTATGGGTAAACTCTAATTTCGATAAATACAGGAATGCTATTAGCACTACTAAGTGAATTGTCTGATGTTTTTCTACTAGTATATCTAACTTGAGTATTAGAAACTCTTACTCCCCATAAATTAAAACATTGATTACCACCCATATAATTAGCTGATTTAATCCATGTTTTTCCAGAAGGGAATGCTGTACTTCCTGTCATATTAGCATTGTATGAACCTGTTCCAGGGTCAACCCAAGCAATATCATTTACGCCATCAGCAGAGCCATCACCTATTGTATTTTGATATACTGTTGCAGTAACTGCTCCTGAGCCAAATATAAGAGATGCTGTATACACTTTATATGGAATACCTGATTTATTATCTACGTAAGTTTTAACAGCGTTCTGAGTAGGATATAAAGTATTACTAGTACCTAGAGAAGTACTTGTAGATTTATTAGCTACATTTTCAGGAGTGTATCCAAGTCCTGCATCTAAGATATTCCAGTTACCTGCTGTTTGACCAGGGGCATCAGAAAGTGCACGGAAGCTAGTACCTGTAACTACAGCTGTTGTATCTAAAAATCCATTAGCGGCACAAAACCACAAGTCTCCTTTTTTAATAGCTCCAGCAGTACCACTGCCACCAGTTGTAGGCCAAGAACCAGGAGAGCTTACACTTGGTGTAAAATTACCTCTATCGTTTAAAAGTCCTACAACCAATGAATCTGCATAAGTTTTAGCAGCTTTTACTGAAGGATACTTGGTATCACTTGATGAATCTTCTGTAACAGAAATAGACTTATTAGCTACATTCTCAGGAGTAAAATCAAGTGTATTACCTTCACTAGATTGAATTACTCTACTCCAGAATCCTTTTTTCCCTTCAAAAATATTTAAGCTGTCAACAACACCTGTTGCAACCCACTCAAATATTCCTAAGTCTTTTACTAGTACGGTGTAATTTTCTCTACCTTCAATATTAACTAGGTCATCAGAGGTATCTACAACACCTTGCTTGTTACTTCTAGGTTTTAATGCTATTGCCATTTGTTATACTATTTTTTTTGTAAATGTAGTTATTAAATAATACTGTAATTTTTGAATCTATCAACACATTATTTTTCTTTTCTTGGTAAGTAGAACAGCTGAGGCCATAGAGCAGTAGTTCCAGAGCTGATAAATGTCAGCCTGTAGTATAGTGCTGTTGGTTGTGTTTTTGTAATCAATGCTGTATTTACCAGTTGATTTGACAGTATTAAGCTATCTGTAGTGATATAGTTAGCTCCGTCGATGCTTTGAGCAAGGAATACTTTTCCGGCAGCAGTACCTGAAACCCTTGTAATAACAGGCTGTAATACAATTCCATTCAAGGTAGTAGACAGAGTAATGTTTTTTACAACCGTGTCGGTGTTAATTAAGCTGTCAACACCAACGAATTGGATTGATTGTGGAGTTTGTGCGGATAGTGCAGTAGCTGAAAGAAGTACTACTACTAAAGATAAAAGTTTTTTCATTTTAAATATTTTGAACAAATATAGTTAATTTCTATTAAACATAAAAAACCCCTTAGTAGAAACCAAGGGGGAGTAATTATCGGCTTTTTTGAGACATTGCAAATATACGACAGATGTTTTAAATAAAAAATATTTTTTTTTCTGTAAACTAAAATGGTATATTTGTGTAAAGTAGTTAATTCTACAAGTTCTTTATAGGTTCCTAATGTTCCGTCATTAGTACGGCTTTCAAGAGACTAAGGTTTACCTAGTCAATCCAAAGCCCAGACGTCGGGTAGTATCTGTCACTACATAAACAGAGATGTGTCCCCGATAGAACCGAAACTGGTTGAGTCATATAAAGACCCTTAGAGGTAACAGCTGTAAGGATAAGGATAACCCTTACAGGATATTTGGGCTGTTACGAAGGTGTACAGGGCGAACCCCTGCAACGTACGGTCTAAGGCATAAAGACTCAACTAATGTAAACGAAATTCAGCCCGTATCTAAAGGGGATACTATGCGCCTACACAACAGCATCGCAAACACATTAAGCTGTAATTTTTAATTAAAAACATTTCTGTATAAAATATATGTTAGCAGGATTTGCATAAAGCTCCTAACAAAGCCTGCAAATATCCAGCTGCCAACAAAGCATCTAAGTAATTAAAAATATACAATTCTAAAAATAACAGCTATAACGAAGACATAGATACCACAAAAACTTCATTATAACACATGGAAGCAAAGGGTAGAATACGTAAAAGTAAAGGGTAACCCC